TGGAGTTTTTACAAAGGCGGGAGGAGTTGGACGGGCCGAGCCTGACAGTCTCTTTTGAGGTAAAGAAGAAACTCGTTGAGAGCTACATCGCCACAGCCCAAGCGGCAGTTGAGCCTGCCATGGCGCTCAAAAAAGAGGCGCTGGACTTGATTGAAAGAGATATTATCGCTGTGGTAGGAAAGTCCCGCAAAGCCGTAATCGGGGAGGTCGGGCGGTTGCACAATGAACTCCCCACGGGGCTCAAGGTTCCGACTTCGCGCATGACGAAGCTGCTAAACCAAGCGGTGAGCGACGCGATCTCACATCAAAAATTTGTGGCTCGTAGCGATGACGATGACATTCCAACCCCGCCAGCAACCTACGAGCAAAAGCGTCTCTTGGTGGAAAGTTACCTGGCCGCTCTGGAAGGACAGTCGGAACTTTCCCTAGGGCTCAAGAAATCCGCGTTGGATTTAATCGAGCGCGATGTCGTGGCAAACGACGAAACTTTCCGACGCACCCTTCGCATGGAGCTTTCGCTTGGCTCTCCGAACAGCTTTGGCTACTACTGGGGGCGCATTGGATTGGGGTTCGATGGGGCGTTGACTTTCTCAAACAACGCAATCAAACGCGCTGTGACGAGCGCCGAGGAAGCCTTGATGAACAGCGGCAAGTGGGTCGGCACAGTCGCAGACTACTCTTTTACCCTGGAGCAATCCGGCGAGGTATTCCTGCCCCGCGAGGTCGAGACAGTCTTGTTTGTGACCTTCGACGGTGATCCCCGTCCAGTCCACGACCGCTTCGCTGAATACATGCGTGGAGGGACAGGCATCAAGACTACTGAGGAGCCTTGGCGCAGCGGGTTCAGCGACCGAGGAGAGGCTGTCGATCCTGATGACGGAATCACGAAGCGCAGATACTTTGTTTCAGTGCCGCAAGAAAACAAGGAGACCCTTGTTCGTTACCTCGCCAAGCGCCGATTCGTGCCGCATCTGGCGGATACAGACTCCATGTATCTGAACAACTACGAAGCCGTGTCGCAGGCCGCTCTGGCTATCCTTACCCAAGGTAAGGCAGGCTCGTTTGACGCAGGCAAGAAATTGCTCGCCGACCAGATGACGCAGCAATACTTCAAGTCACAAGTTTTTGGCGTTCACAACAGATCAATCCTTGCCATGCGCTAGGGTATGGTGTAATAAATACACGGTTATGCTAATCCAATCCGAGCGAAATTTTCTAATCCTGGGGCTACCCCGCTCCCGCACGGCTTGGTTGGCAAACCTCTTTACGAGGGGAGATTCACTTTGCCACCATGAACTTAGCAATAGAGGGTTGGACGCGAAAGGCATGGCCGAGGTTATGTCCGCTGGGGCAAAGTATGTAGGCAATTCGGATTGCGGCGCGGCGTTGAAAGCAAAAGAGTTGCTTGAGTTGATGCCGAGCCTCCGTGTGGTCATTGTGGAGCGCGACCAAGATTCTGTTTTAGAGTCGTTTGCAAAAGTGTCCGGCAAGACCGTGGAAGAGCTTCCGCTTGATGAATTTGTAGATCGCACACTTGAAGCCTTGGAGGAGCTTAAAGGGCTCGCGCTTGTAGTGAACTTCAAAAACTTGGACAAGTCCGAGGTGGTTGAAAAAATCTGGCATCATTGCCTTGGCGGCGTTGAGTTTCCAAAAGAACAATTTGAAGTTCTCCGCAGCCTCAACGTGCAGATGGAGCCTCAGTTCATCCACGGGGCACTACGCGGTGGGGCGGCTATCCCAGGGCGCGTTTCCCCTCTGAGCGAGCGGGAGGAAGAGTTGTTGCAGTTGGTTTTAGAAGCGCACGCTGAAAGCGCCTTCCGTGGGAACATTTCTTCCAACGCTGTCGCAGCTTGCTCGGCGGGCAACGGCTCGTGGACAAACAGTATCGCCTCTGGTCTGCTAACCCTAGGGGGAACGCACGCGCCACTGGAACAATCCTACGAGATACTTGCGTCAAGCCACTCGCTGCAAGGCGTCAAGCTCATGTTTGAAGACGGTTTGAGAATCCCAGGCTGGGGAAATTCATTTCATAGAGGTGAGCCCGACCCGCTCTGGGTAAAAGTGGACGGCTGGCTCGCGAAACACCGCTCGGACCTTCACACAAAAATCCAAGAGATCACCCAGTTCCTCCACGCCGCAGGCAAAAACATTATGCCAAACCCTTCTATCTATACCGCTGCCGCTGCAATCGCGCTCGGCATCCCTGCAAATTGCGCGGGGTTTCTTTTCCTCCAAGGGAGGTTGCTTTCTTGGACACAAGTTTATCTGAAAGGAGTAGCCTAGCATGGGAGCGATAGCAGCAGTAGCCGTAGGAGCCACAATCATAGCAGGCGGAGCCGTGGCGGCAGGGGCCATGCAGTCTGACTCAACAAGGCGCGCAAACGCGCAAAGCAGTGCGGCTACGAAAAAATACATGAAGCTCGCGGCGGCTGAGTCCGAGCGCGGGTTTGAGACTGTCCTAGGAATCACAAGCGGGCTTCGATCTGCTCAAGGGGGGCTGTCATCGACATATCAAAAGAATACAACCAAAACGGTCGATGATTACAGTAAAACGATAGACAAAGCAATCGGGAAGGCTCCAAGCTATAACGAAGGCGTTAATAAGGTCGTCGATCAGGCGAACAAAAATGTCGCCGATCTTGAAAAGCGGAACAATGAGGTTATCGAAAAGTCCGCTGACCAGACCTACGATTACAACCTTTCGCGGTTCGACGACTTTGCAAATTTTGCCGAGCGGATGAGTCAAAAGAACCAGCAAATCCGTTTGGACTTGGCGAGGGCGGCGACACCGCTTTTTGACGAAACGCGCTCTCAGATGGCGCTGAATGATTTGCAGCTTACGCAGGGCATCGTCCCCGCATCGGTGAAAGCGGAGATCGAGCGATCCAGCGCCCAACGCGCCCTAGGCTCGGGAATAGGATTAGGCAGCGATCTTAGAACTAACCTCTCAATGCGAGACCTCGGGCTCTCCTCCTATGCAGGAATCCAGCAAGGGCAGAAAAATTTCCAAGACCGTCAACTTCAGGACTACAACACACTTGTCGCCGGAACCCAGATGGGGGTGAACGATGTTTACAACTTCATGGGGCTGAATGTGAACAAGGTCATTGATGTCAATAACCAAAACAGCGCCGGACTCTTTGAGGCTCAGAAAGTGCCTCTTAACTACACGATGGTCGGCCTCAACACGACGCTGGATAAACGCTTCGACGCGGCCACAAACCGCGCCAGCTTCCTCAACACGATGAATACGAACATTTACGGGCAGGAGTCAGATACAGCCCGTCAAGCTGCCGCGCTCGAAGCTGCCGCCGCAGAGGCTCGCACGAATCAGAAACTTGGAATCCAAGGACAGGGCCTCGCCGGAGCTTACGCCAACGCCAACCGCTCGCTCGCGAGTGGCCTTGCCAACGCACAACTCGTAAGCAACGCCTCCTCGCAGATCGGCGGGGGGATCATGGGAATGGGTATGGGGTCCATGGGCGGGGGTGGTGGAGGAGGTGGTGGTGGGATTAACTCGGCTGGATTTTATGGCAACCAAGTAACGGCAGCAAATGCCCATGGGGTAGCACCAAACCAACTTTCATACCAAAAATCATCCGGCGGCTTCCTCGGAATGGGCGGAACACCTGGCGGGTGGTATTACAACGCATAATTTATGGCAACAGGAGTTCAAATAATCGACCCGTCAACAGGAGCAAGCCAATACGGAGCAAACTTCGCCCAGTGGGATTGGAAGCCTTTCAGCGATGGCATGAACGCTGCAAAGACCACCTATGGCATGATGAAGGGCAACCAAGAGGAGAGTCGCAAGCAAGCGGAAGAAGCCCGCGAGCAAGAGGAGTTTGAGTTGGAAAAAATTCTCTTCCCCACGAAGAAGAAGGCCGCCGAATTGTCCCTCATAAAACTACAGTCCGAGATCAATGAAAACAACGCCAACGCCGAGCGGCTGAAGGGTATGTATGATTCAAGGTCATTGACGGGTAGCGACTATGCCGCTGCTATGTTTAAGGAGAGATTCCCTGAGTATTACAACTCCCCTATTTTTGCGGGTGGATCGGCGCGGCCCGTAGCCCCCTCTAACTCCTCTAACTCCTCTAACCCCTCTTCATTAAACTCTACTAGTAATTTTTTAAACTGGTAACTAATTATGGCTTGGAATCTCGCTGACCAATTTAATACCGACCTCGAAAGGGGATCGGTTTTTGACAATCTACCCGCTCAAACCTCTCAACTTCGCAGAGATGAGATGTTAAAGACAGACGCCGGAAAATTAAATACGTCCGCTGAAGGCTCGTTTGTGCCGGACTCAAAAATAGCCCCGCTCGAAGACCCTAGAACACGGTCGGAATTAAACTCTACTTCACGGCAATTAAAGGCCGAGGAGACTGGGAATGTATTCGACAGCTTTGAACCTCCGAAAAAAACCCCTGCGCCGCAAGAACAGCAAGAACCCCCAAAAGAACTCACCCTAGGGGAAATTATTTCTGAAGGGTATGGGATCATAAGCCAAGTGAAAGGGTTAAAAAACGGAAGAACCGGCGCTAACGCAAGGGAAGTAGCAAGAGAAAAAGCCCTTGATGAACAGTTTATTGGAATGGTTTATTCCCGAATGGGTGATCTATTTGAAGAACGGAACTTGGATCGCAACCTCGTGGAAAGGCTCGGAACGCGCCCTGGAGGCGGGTATCGCACGGCGGAAGAAATCGACCGCGTTGACCGAATCCGACGAGAGGGAGCCACCATAAAAGTTGACGGTCAGGAAATTACCCTGCCAAAAGACATGGACTGGGACCAAGCCTTTGAAGCGGATAAGCTAGTTTGGGCGTCGTCGGTTAAAGCCGCTAAGACCAAGGAAGATGACTCGATTGAAAGGGCTACAAAAGCACAAAGTTTGATCGACGCCATTTCCAAGAAAGAAAATCGAACTGACGAAGATGAAATGGCGTTGCAGAAATTAGGAGCGGAAAGAGACGCGGCGATGCAACTTCCGCAAGGGGCGAGCAAACTTGGGGCTCAGCTAAATCGCTACTTTAGACAAAACCAAGAGCTTGAAGAAGCTAAAAATATGGGGCTGGATACCTATGATGGAGTGACAGCAGATCAGTTTGACACGCGGATTGCTGAAAATATGAACAGGATTCAGGCCATAGCGATTAAGAATGCCCCCTCATTCAAAGACAGCGCAGAGCGGGATGCTTGGTTACGGAACAAAGAAACAAAAAATCTACCGTTCAAGATGGCTATCGGGGGCAAGCCGACAGTTGTTTACGCTACGGAAGACCCTAATGTTGTCACCTCCTATGTTGCTAATGGTAAACAAGGCCCCCAGTGGATCACTCATAGCTTAGTCCAGAAAACGCAAGAACCTGAAAAGCCTGCCGAGTCGAAGGCTGCCCAAAAAACTGACACCTCAAAAGTTTCAGTCTCAGAAGAAATTAAAGCTAACTTAACCACTGCGTCTTCTGCCAAAGAAAAATTAGACAAGATGTGGACAGGTGGGTATGCGGTAAGCCCCGATAAAGCTCAACGAGAAGAATACGCTGCGACTAAAGAAGAATTAAACGAGAATCTAGCTCCGGTTTATGCTCAGATTCGCAAGCTGGAGCAAGAAGTCCGAGACACGGGGTATCCTAATTTTAGGGGTGACGCCAGCCTCAACAAAGAACGGCTTAAACAAATAAAAGAGCTTCGTAAACAAATCCCCCTAGGGCATAGATTAGGGAAAGAACTTTTGGGGCTAGGGAAGCCCGCTGCCAAGCAATCTGCTGCGCCTCAACCTGCCCCAGTCGAAGCGGCGGATGAAACAAACCCACTCCTTCAAAACTGGGAGGGCATTACGAGCCCCCGCACCCAAAGCGTTAAAGGTATGGAAAATGTTGGGCTTGTTATGAGAGGTCTCCCTTCCAAGCAATCCACTCCTGCCGCCAAAATAGCGCCGAACGATGAGTCGAACCCTTGGGGGGACATCCTGAGACCCCGCTCTCAAAACATTAGGGGCATGGGAAATGTTGGTTTTCTTAATAAATAACTATGCTATCTGATAAAAACTGGGTTCCGGTTACACGGGAAGAGTTGGGGTGGGATAAACCAGAGCCAGAATCGCCAAAAGAAGAAAAACCGCCGGAGGGAGGCTGGGAGGATCAATTTGAAATCGTAAGCCGTGATAGCGAAGGTAACGTCATAAAGAACCTCGATGTTTACCGCAAGCCGCCAGTAACCCTCGGAGAGTTCACTGGCAAGATGTTCGGCGCGGGCGTCGATCAACTTCAAGGGCTTGGCATGGGCGTGGTTGGACTCGCTGGAGACTTGGCGGGGGTTGAGAGCGTCAAGAAGTTGGGGCTCGAAGGCTTCAACGATAACATGAGGGAGGCAGCCATAGCCCGCGAGGAAGCGGGGATGGTGGACTTCACAGACATTGAAGGCGTTGGAGACGCGGCGAAGTGGGCCTACGGAACGCTTCTTGAGCAGGCTCCCCAACTTATCCCTACTATTGCTCTCGGTGGAGCAGGCGGTCTTGCGGGAAAACAATTTGCAAAAGGCGTCGTTCAAAGCGCAGTTCAAAAAGCCGTTGCTAACGGTCTTACTGAAAAAGCTGCTGCCGTTACCGTAGCTAACGCAGTCGCATCTCGCGGCGGAATGAAATATGCCGCCAAGCGTCTGATGGAAGGCGGGCTAACCAGGGAAGCCGCCGAGGGCGCTCTAGGGCAAGTAGCAACAGCTCGTATCGCTCCGATAGCCGGGGCTGCTGCTGGAAACCTGGCGACGGGTGTCGGCATGGAGACTGGATCAATTTACGGGGACACTGAAGATGCAGGGCTGGCGCTGAAATACGGTATCCCTGCTGGAGCTATCGAAGGCTTCACGGATACGCTCATCGGATCGCCTTTCATCCGCCGTGCTTTCGGGGTTAATGTTGCCAAGAACACCGCCGAAGGCTCCCTGCTTAAAGAAGTCGGCAAGGGCGTTGCAAAAGGTCTCGCGCTTGAAGGCCCTGCCGAAGAGTTGCCGCAGACTTACCTTGAGCAGATGGCCCGTGCTGAAAACGACCCGAATTTCGACATCAACTCCGAGGAAGCAAAACGCGAGCGCCTCAACGCAATGGCGGCGGGCTCGCTTGTCGGCAGCGCCATCGGCGGTGCGGGGGGCGTGGTGGAGCGCCTTGCCCCAGTCACAGCCAACGCGCTCAAGGGGCTCGTTCAAAAGCCACTTGAAGACCCTGAAGTTCCAGATGCGGGAGCGGCAGCGCCCTCTGGCGACATTGTTTACGACAAAGATTCCGTGACCCTCGATGGCGGCCTTGTCATGCGTCGGTGGAACGTCGCGGAAACTGGCGATACTGGCTGGGTCGTAGAGAACGCGAAGCAAGAGATTTTTGACAAGCTCGCTAACGCTCGCGGCGGCATCGTCCAAGACGGCAAGCTGTTTGTTTTCCCAAACACCCAAGAAGGTGCGAGCTTATTTGACCGTGCGGAAACTGCTGCTGCCAAAGCCCGAGGTGAGATCGTTGATGAAGACGGAGACGGCATTGATGACCGAGAGCAGGGAAAGACTGATGATAGCGACCTTGAAATTCTTGATCTTAGCGGCAATGAATCAGTGATTCAGGCTAAAAAGCAGAACGAGACCAAGAAGAAGGTCGTCGAAGCAGGCATTCCGGCTGATGCGGTGGACGAACTGATTGAAGATTTGCGGAACGACGGGGTTGATGACGAGAACATCGTCGAGGCGGCTAAAGCAACGGCTGCCGCTAAAAAACAATCTCAAATTCCTCCTCCCCCCGCGCCCATACTTACGGACAGCACACCCATCGAGGAGATTGACAAAGAGATTGCTTCCCGTCGTGACCTCCTCGAAACAACAACTTTTGGTGCAGAGGGGGACAAAGCACTTGAAGATTCAATCAAGCAGCTTGAGGAGGCTAAGACCAAGGTTGAATCTGTAAAAACACAAGTTTCTGACGAAATCACACCGCAGGATGGACAAACGGCTACGTCATCAGGCTCATATCCTGAAGATGCGGGTTCAACTCCCGCTCCTGCTACCCCCGAAGTGACCGAAACGCAATCAGAAATTGCAGAGCTTAACGAGGAAGAAAACGCTGTAGTAGATGAAGATGAATACGAGGAGGGTAGCGACGAAGACGAAGAGCCTGACGCGGTTGATACAAAACTCGAACAACTTCAAGCTGAACATAAAGCTAAGATCGAAGCGGATAAGGAAGAGCAGCGGAAACTTTTAGAAAGCCGCACGCCGGAGCAGCAACAAGCCATTGTAGATAGTTTGACCCAGGGGCAGGTTATCACAAACGGGGTGACGACTGGCGAGTTCGTCGAAAAAACTGAAGACGGCGGGATCGTAGTAGCGCAGAAGGGGAAAAAACAGAAGATGTCCCCCGCGACCGTGCAGAATGTCACTACCGCCACAGCTACCGACCCCGAGCCGACCCAAGAAAAAGCTAAAATTGCAGTCCTAGAGGAGACAAACGATTTAGGTGCCGCTGGGTTTAAGCCAACTGGAGAAACCGATGAGGACGGCGGGGAGATTCTCGAAGACAAACGCAAAGACGGACTGGGTAAACCTTTCACGGTATCCACAAAACTCTTTAGGAAAAAAGATGGGACGACGGTAAACCGCTCTTTCTTCACATACGCGCCGAAAAAGGTGAGGCCGCAGAACGCGGAAAGAACGCAGCAGGCAGAAAAACTCAATGTTCTTCGGGTTATGAACCAAGGAGTCGAGGTTCGGGTTCCAAATAATACCCCTGCCCCAGCTTGGATGACGGTTCGACCCGTCGAGGGTAAGGACTACTCTATAGTGGTCACAGCCGAGTATGAAGAAAATGGGATAAATGTCGGGACGTTCAACGCCACAGACCCTCAAGGTTCGTTTGAGAACGCCTACAAAAAGAACCAAGCCATCAAGAACATCAAGGTTGACGCCTCGAACCAAAACAGAGCGAGCCGAGAAAAAGCTGGCACCGACGCTACAACCAAAGCAGCTAAAAGAATTCAAGGGGCTTCTCCGCTAATCGAGATGCTGTTTTCGGTGATCTCAAAACCGTGGTTCAAAAGCGTAGAGTCACAAATTGCCAGCGATAGTTTAAGTGGGTTGGGACTCCAAGGGCAGGAAGAATACCGAAAGCTCGCAGCTAATAAAATTCAAAATGCGCTGTCTAAAATATCTTTGGAGCCTAAGAAAGGTGCCGAGGTCAAAGGGGCAGCGGGATTGGTTGCTAAAACCGCCGAGCTTTTTGTTTCAGGCACGAATGCGTCTGAAATACCGAAATTGGTTCTCGAAGGGCGGCCACAGAACACTGAAGAAACCAAACTTGTAAACCGAACGGTAACAGCATTAGGCGGCGAGCTTAGTATTTTTGCGTCGCCTAGTAAACATATCGCCGCGCTCGAACAAGTTAAAACTGAGGCTTTAAAATTCGCTAGTTTACGGCCAGATGATGTCTCGATGGACGCTAAAAAAGAGGATGGAGAAGATGCTCAAGGAGACAATCTTACCGCGAGTCAACTCATTCAAGACTCAAAACAAGGGAAAAAAGGAGCGAGTAAGGTAGAACTAGCAGCCCCAGGCAAATTGTCGGTTGAAGAACTGGAAACAATGGTCGAAGCCGACAAGCTGGCAAAGACTGCGCTTGAGTCAGGGTTCCTCGAAAAACTTGAAGAATGGAAAAAATCGCTTACTAAACTTGAACTCCTTGCGCTTGATTACCTCAACGCCCCAGATAGAACATCCCAATATGAACTCAAACGAACAGTCGAAGAACAACTCCTCTTCCTCCGAGACAGAAGAACCTTCAAGCAACTTCTCGCTTCCGTTGAACGACGAGCCGCTGAGTTGGCAGAAGAAGTTGCTGGTGTCAAGGCTGATGACGCTATCCCGAGAAGAGCAGAACCGAAAAGCCGCGTTGCAATCTCAGCCGAAAACATAGCCGCTGCCAAAGAACAGAACGCCAAGCTGTCTTTTCAAGACCGTCAAAACATCCTGAAGTCAGAAGGGCTTTCGGAAGATGAGATTGCCGCGCTTTCCGATGATGACGCCTCACAGCAAGTCGTTCAGCTTTTTGCGCTAAACAATGCGGCGGCAAAAGCCCCCAAAGCGGAAACTAAAACAGCGGAGCCTAAAAAAACAAAAACGGTCTATGACCAAGAGACCAAAACTTTCAAAGCGGCGACCGCAACTCCAGTCGCAGAAGCAGAAGCGGCTGTAGAGCAAGTAGCACTGACCCCAGACGAGAAGTTCGCCGACGATTATTTAAATGAGCCTGATGCTGAAAAGCAACAAGGCATGTTGGACGCGTTTGAAAAACCGCGAATCGAAGAGGCTCAAGCAAAAATTATTGAGCGAGGGATAGATCAGCCAACGGCTAAAAAAATAGCGGAAAACAAAGTAAAACAAAAAACGACAGAACTGATTTCCGCAGCCTACCAGAGAAGGAGCCCACAGTCCCCAGGCAAAGCCAAGGGAGCAGCCAAAGAAATCAAAGGTGCCCCAGGGCGCAAGCCGAGCAGCCCCAAGCTCCAGCGCATCAAGCGCCGCTTCTTGCAGGCCAAGGTTGGGTTGAGCGACGAGCAAATGGTCGGCATGAGCAATGCCGAAGTGGATCGCGCCTACCTCGCTTACAACTCCCGAGCCGACGAGAACAAAGCCGCAGCCGCACAGGACGCCGTGGTTTCCGTGGCTCCAGGCATCGAACGCCTCGTTGAATTGGGCGACCAGGAACTCGTCGGGGCTTACGCCGATGCAATCCTCGCCGCTGAAAAGGAAGGCGACTACGGCAAACTCCGCGACCTGAACTTCAACGAACTCGTCCGGTTCGGAGCGTTTGAATCCACCCGTGAACTCCTGACCCGCCTCGCCGATCCAAAGAACAAAGCACCACGCGACATGCAGGTTCGCGCCAAGGCTTTTCTTGAAATGGAAAAGCGCGGGCTCAAGCTCGACAACATCGAAGTCCAAGCCGCGAACTTCCTCAAGACTGGAACCAAGGATCGTGCAGTCTGGGGCGGTCTTCTAGGGCGGAATGCCGATTACAGTGCGTTCGGCGTTTACATCAATCTCGATCAAGCCCACGACCGCGAGACTCCTTTGCAGACTGTGCTACATGAACTCGCCCACGTCGCTACTTTTGCAAAAGTCCACGGCAAGGTAAAGACCACCGCGCAGGAAGACCGCATCATCAAAGACCTAGAACGGATGCGCCGTGCTGCCATTCTCAAGGCAGGCAACGCCAGCCCCGCGATGAAGGCAGCAGCCGACAAGGCCGGAGCGACCACGCCGGAAGCCCGCCTCGCTAATTACGAGAAGGCTCTGAAGGCTATGATCGCAAGCGGCGAGGAAGGCTCCCGCCGATACAACGGACTCCAGAACCTCGACGAGTTTATTGTTGAGATGACGGGAAGCCCCGACTTCGTTAAACTTCTTTCCCAGCTTGGTTTCGGAGCGGTCAACGCCGACAAGCGCACTTTCAACGGCATGATCCGCGATGCCTTCAACGCGATCCTCAAGCTCATTGGAGTAAACATCAATCCTTCCTCGGAGCTTGGAAAAGCCTTCATGGATTCATGGAACTTCACCTTCCGTGGCACCAAGTATAAAGCTGCCCCGAGTGAGCTTCTAAAAGCCGTTCGTGGAGTGGCTGAAGCCAAAGCGGAGCCAAAGACCGCAGCCAAGGCTGCGAAAAGCCAGAGTGATAAAAGTTCGATTCCCGCGCCCCAGGGCGAGGCAGAAGTTAAGCCAGAAGGTAATAACCAAGTAACCAAGCCCACGGCTAAAAAAGCAAAGCGTGCAAAAGCAGGCCGCCCGACAAACCGCGAGATGCGCGAAGCAACCGAGCTTCCGAAGACTGAAGAAGAGATAGCGGCAGAGAAAGCGGCGTTTGAGAAGTTATTGGAACAAGAAAGCAAGATGGAATCGGAGGACGCGCCACAGAGCCCCGCAGCGTTTAAGACGCCCCACGTTCTTCATACTGTAAGAGACGCCGAAGACATCCCTAAAATTTTGAATGGGATTCGTAACGGAACCAACATCACTATTGACAGCACTAAGCCAAATCAATCAATCGGTGCGGGGGGCATTACTCTAGTTATAGAACCTCAATCAGTTGAGTATAAGTCTAAAGGGTATAACAGCAATGAAGGGACCATTTCAAAAGAGTCAAAGCCTCGTATCGTAGAAATTTTAGTCGATAGAGATGGGTATGGACAACCTGGCGTCACCCAAGAAGATATAGACAGGTCACTTGAGCGGGTGACAAAATTAGAAAGCGACTGGGACCAGGCTAAATCTAATTATCGAGCGGTCTTGTCGCGAGTCAATGAACAAGGAGCCGACACTGGAAGGGTATCTCAAGAACTGGGACAAGAATTAAAAGCCGCAGAACAAAAAAGAGATCAAGCTGAAAGAGCCTATTTTCGAGGAACAGACTTTGAAACAGAAGTTAAACCTTCGATTACAGAAGATGACGCTATCCGCGAAGAGCTTTCGGAGTTGATTAACCGCTACCCCGTTTATTCGTTCGACACGGACGAAAACGGAAATGCGGTAGAGTTTCAAAAAGTTCAGAGCCCAGCAGCAAAGCCGCGAATCATCAGAGCTAAAAACCAAGATCAAGCCGATCAAGACCAAGCTGATCTTCGTGCCGCTAACGTATCGGACATTCTTTTCTACAACGGAATCACTGAAGAAGATTACGACAAGCTCATTGACGAAGGAATCCTGACACCGAATGAGATCGAGATGGGTTACATGCAGGATGTGCCAAAGATGCTCTCGAACATTGCGGGCGACGACACTGTTCCCGCGCCACTTCGCCATGTGGCACAGATGCTCCTTGATCTCGGGTTTGATTTCTCGAAGGTGCGCTTCACGGAGACCACTGAAAAATATGCTGGACTCTACGAGCCAGGCACTCAAGCAAAGAGCGGAAGAATTAGCGTCAACTTGGACAGCCCCCACGAAGGCGGCATTGCTCAGACGATTGTTCACGAAGCCTTGCACCATGTCTTTTTCTGGAAAACGCAGAAGGGGTATCCGCTCAACCGTGTCGAGCGAGCCGCTTTCCGCGATATGGAGAAAATCTTTAAGCATGCCGAGCGACTCGCTCTAGGGCGATACACGAGAGCAGGTCAAACACTCAGCCAGGCTAAAGCTCGCCGTGCCCCAGGCGACTTGTTCTACGGGCTCACCAACATGGATGAGTTCATCACCGAGATTCTCACGAATCCAGAGTTTCAAATCTTCCTTCAGCAAGCCGCGCCAATGCAAGGTCTGCCGAAGAAGGGCGGCTACATCCGCAATCTCCTCGATCAAATTTTCGCCTACTTCAAAGACATCATCTACGGCTTCGATGTAAGCGGCGACAGCCTCCTCACCCAAGGGCTCGACAATGTCCTCGCGTTCATCCAAACCCCGCAAACCGAAGCTGGGGTGCAACGCGCCGTGGAGCAAATGATCGGCGTGCCCGCGCCTCGTGCGACTTACGGAGGAGAGAAAGCGGATATGCCGCAATTTAAGCGCGACAGTTTGGAGGCCGCTAGGGCAATGGCGGCAGACGGGAAAACATCTGAGGAGATTCGCGCAGTGACGGGTTGGTTCCCTGGAAAGTATGATGGCAAGATGCGGTGGGAGATACCTGACGACAAGGCGGGGTTTGTCTCTATGGACGATTACCGGAAAAAAGCTAAACGAGCTTTTGGCGGAGAAGTATTTGGCAGTGTTTCTCTTGACAGTGTTACGGAGAGAATAGGCAGCGGGGGTTATTTAAAACTCGCAGATGTCCTTAACCACAAGGCTCTCTACGATGCTTATCCAGAAGCCAAAGAGATTCCATTTTTTCCAATCGGGGGCAACATTCAGTCGGGGAGAAAGTTTAAGGTCGCCCTTGAGCGGCTGGCGGACGGCACTCTGCGGGTCGGAGATGTTATATCTTCTTCAGTCATATTAGATCAAAACGACCAAATCAGCAAAGACTCGTTAGCGACTTTATTGCACGAAGTTCAACATTGGATACAAGACCGCGAGGGCTTTGCGCAGGGGGGCAGTCCTTCAACAGTCGTCCCTATGGAGATGAAACAAAACTCCCGCAGGATAGCAGAATTGTTAGCTGAAAAAACACAGCTCAGTTCATGGCTTGAAAAAGCAGAAAAAATTATCGCTGAGACCCCTAAAAAGAAAAAGTTTATCGTTTTCGGGCGTGAAGTAGATGCCGCAGAAGTTACACGTCAAAAGTCACTCGTAGATAGTTTAAAAAAACAACTAGACGGCCTCTACAAAAAATATGGGGTAAGTAAGGAGACCATAGAGAACCCAATCGCCAAACATGTTTTTGAAGCTGAGAAAAAATATGGTGCTGGGTGGGTAATGAACAAGAATGCCAATTTTGAAATTTACAAAAAAATAGCAGGAGAAATTGAGTCCCGTGATGTAGAGGCAAGAATAGAATTTACAGAGGATCAACGAAAAGCGGTTGAGCCGTATTCAACCGAAAATATCGCGCCGGAAGACGCTATCCTTGTCGAGCCATGGGCTATGACAAAAGCGCCGATGTCACCCGCAGGCGAGGCGATGAAGATGATCGCCAAGCTCACGGGAGCGGAGTCGAAGACGACATTTAACGGCGGGACTTACACGGCAGGCGGGGCGCTTTCGCCCGATGGCAAGCTCGACAAACAGGCGGGCGACAAGTGGCGGGCATCGCGCCAGCAGATCACAGCCGCCGCCCGCGTGATCGACACTCTTTCGACGCGCCTCGTTAGCGCCGTCAAAGCCGCCAAGAAGTCAGGGGTCGAAGTCTCAACCGAGACAATGAATACGGCACTCGGCAACCTCGACAACCCGCTCACCCAAGCCCAGCGTTCCGAAGTGCGCCGGATGCGCGAGATCGACGAGGAGGAGGCAAACACATTGGAAGCCGCCCACCTCGCCAAGAACCGCGAGGCATTCAAGGTCAAGCAACGGGCCGCGCTCGCCGCGCTCCCAGCCAATGTAGCCGATGCGGTCAGCGAGATGAACGAACATATCGCCTACTACTCAGCGATGCTCAAAGATTCGGGCATCCTTGATCCCAGCATGGCTGCGACCGTGGAAGCTAATCTCGGCATCTACCTCCACCGCTCCTACGAAATCTTCGACAATGAAAAGTGGGCCAAGCAGGTGCGGGAAAACACCAAGGTCATGCAGGCCGCCGAGCGTCTTATCAAGCGCAACATCGAGCAACGCAACGCCGCCGAACTCATCCGCCAGACCGAGAGCGAAGGCGGGTTTATTTCCAAGGCCGACGCGCAGGCGCAGACCAAGGGCACAGCCAAGCAGGAGCAGATCGACAAAGCCATAGACGACCTCCTCGCTATCGGCGAAGACGGCATGGGCAGCGTGATCTTGCGCGGGCGCATCCCTGGGCAAAAAGACCTCTCGATTTTCGACACTCGCGGCAACATCTCCCCCGAGATTCAAGCCCTCTGGGGCCGCTATGAAGACCCTACGATCAACTACGCCAAGAGCGTGATGAAGATGTCCTCTCTCGTAGCCAACCACCAGTTCCTCTCCGATCTTCGCGGGTTGGGCCTAAAAGAAGGCTGGCTCTACAACGGCCCTGAAGCAGACCGCCCTAGGGGCTACCTGAAAATTTCCTCTGACAACAATAAATCACTGGCTCCCCTTGCAGGGCTTCACGGCGACAAGCTCCTCGTCGAGGCGCTCTACCAGATGTTTCCACAGAACGGAGTCTCCGACAATTACGCTTGGGTGCGGGCGCTCTCGAAGGTCACGGGTTGGTCGATGGCGGCGAAGACCGTGCTGTCCCCCGTCGCGCAAGTCCGAAACAACCTCGGCAACATTCTCTTTGATGTGGCAGCAGGAAACTTCGGGTTCTCCGACATTCCGAAGCTCAAAGACCGCATGGGCACAGCCTTCAACATGAGCTTCCGCAGCGCCTTTAACGCCTACCCAAAAGAAGCGGATTTCCGAAAGGCGATGATGAACGAGATGCAGGAACTCGTTCGCCGTGGTGTCATCGGCGAGTCGATTGTAGGAAACATGCTTGGTCAACTCATGGAGGCAAAACGCTTCTCCAAGACTGAAGAGCAGTTCTCAAATCACTTGATTGGAAAGCTGCAAAAATCAGCCGGAGCAGTATGGGATACCGCACAGAAAGCCTACGCTTCAAGTGACGACTTCTGGAAGGTCATGGGCTACATGGCCGAGGTCGATAAATACACGAAAGCGATGCCAGGCTGGAGCCCCGAACAGGTCAAAGATCATGCGGCAAAGATCGTTCGCGACATCCGCCCGACCTACAGCCTCTCTCCCGCCGCACTTGATAAGGTCAAGGCGTTCCCGTTTGTAGCTCCATTCATCACTTTCACTACCGAAGTCATTCGCACCTCGATCAACCTGATGAAGCTCGCCCGCTACGAGATCACCGAGGGTAATCGAACAGGCAATAAAGAGCTACAGGCTATCGGCTGGAAAAGGGCTCGCGGGATGGTGTTTGCGGCATTCGGCCCTGGAGCAGTGGCAACTGGCATGATGGCGCTGGCGGGCATTGGACGAGACGACGAAGAGCGCCTTCGCCGCTTCCTGCCTAACTGGCAGAAGAACTCGCAGCTTCTCTTGACTAAAAACAAGGACGGCAAGGTGAGCTATGTGGATGTGAGTTTCCTCGATCCTTACGACTACTGGAAAAAAGCATCTGGCGCTTTTGTGCGTTCGCTCACAGCCCGCGACGACGCGGAAGCAATGGAGCGCATTACCCGAGGCGCAATGGAGGCGGCAAGCGAATTGATCCGTCCATTCAAGAGCGAGCAGTTGGTCAGCGGAGCGATTGTCGATGTCCTCCGCAACCAAGACGCCACCGGACGCCCGATTTACAACCCGCAGGACACCGGAGCAAACATTGCAGCGAAAACCACCGAGCGGATTTGGAAGGCTTTCAGCCCTGGGGCATTTGACACCGCAGGCCGAATCATTAAGGCAGGAGCGGGGGCTGTGAGCGACAGCGGACGCGCCTACAATCTCGCCAACGAACTCCTCGGCTTGGCAGCAGGGCAACGCATCACCGAGGTCGATGTCGAAGCGGCTCTTGGATTCAAGGCTTCAAAGTTCAGCCGCGACATCCGCGATGCCTCATCCCTCTTCACCCGCGAGTTTAACTCCAAGGGCACTCGCTCGCCCGACCAGATTGCCGATGCCTACGAACGAGCCAACGACGCGACCTACCGCCTCACCGCTGATTTCCGCGACGATGTGCTGGCGGCTATCGGGCTGGGCAAAATCTCTCCGAAGAAGGCCGAGGAAATTCTTAAAGCCAATCGCATCGGCAAGGAGGACATCGCGATGATTCGTAGCGGGCGCTACAAGAAATACGAGCCGAGCGATGCCGCGAAGAAGATCGCTCCCAAGGATCGCATCAAAGCAGCCGACGCCGCCGTCAAACGAGCCAAGGACACTCCGCTATGAGACGCCTCAAGAATCCGAATCAATGGCCCCCTGGAGGATGGAACTTTGAAGAACCCTCCACGGGTTTTCGCTTCAGGGGTTCATCGCTTCAAGACCTCGCCGCGAAGGTCAAACTTCACCGAGAGGTCAACTACCTCGGACGCGAAGACCGAGTCGAAGAGGACATTCAGGAACAGATTATCCTGAAGGCTCCAGAGGAGTTCGATGGCTGGGAAGAAGTCTAAGCAAAGCGATATGTCGCATGCTGCGTCGTAAGTCGTAAGGCAACTCTGCAAAGTCGTAAGGCAACTCTGCAAAGTCGTATGTTCTATTCGTCTTCCCCGAGAAGGTCAGGGATCGCGATGGCTTTGATGACAAGTTCCTGTTCAGCGCAGTCCCCGCCGTCAACAAAGGTGTTCTTGCCAATCTTTGTTGCAACCGCCCCGTCTGAGAAAAAAGTATTTTTGCCGATGGTCGTCGCAACATCGCCGTCAGAGAAGAAGGTGTTCTTCCCGATCTTGGTCGCAGTCACGCCGTCTGAGAAAAAAGTATTTTTCCCTACGGTCGTAGCGGACTCGCCATCGGAGAAGAAAGTGTTGCGCCCGACATTGAGCGCCGAGCCGCCAGTGGAAAAGAAAGTGTTGTCGCCAACCTTCGTCACGACGGGGTCGAGGAGGCAGTCATCCTCCCAAGCGAGGAGAGCGGATGCTGAGAGAACGAAGAGTAGAGTGGGTAGTTTCATAGTTAAAACAAATCACCTTTTTGAGGTGTAGCAAATGGGGGGATTCCCGCCTCCGTGGTTTGAGGTATGCTTGGCGGGGTAGCATAGATGTATTGCCGAACGTCCTCGGTGGCACTCACGGCTTACCAGTTTACCAAATTGACTACTCTGGGGGTTGAACGGGCTTTACCTTTTTAAAGGCGTTCGCCTCATTCTCAAACATCCCGATGTCGCCAAGCACGGCGATGTTCACGGCGTTCGGGTTGGCTTCGACTTTATCAAGCCCCGTGGAGCGACGGCCCATGTCGATAGCAACTTTGACCTTGTCGATCTTGTTGAGGAGCGTCGTGTCATCCATCATCTCCGCGTGGGTCGCGGCCTTCTCGGCAATGCGAAATTCTTTTTCCCGAATCAATTTCCCCCGCTCGGCCCATATCTCAGTAAGCATGGCTCCGGTCGCCTCGGCTTCCTGCTTCATAATCTTGTCCACAACCATCCTCGGGGTCTGTTCTAGGGCGACCTCAAACCACCGCTCGTCATGGGCACGGGCGCGAATCAAGTTGCCAGTCACGCCGAACTTCTGCCCGATCTCCTCAGACTTCATACCGCCCAAATAGAGGGCGCGGATCGCAACCCAGTCGGCCACTCGCGGGGCTTTGCGTTTCTTTCTTTCTGCCCTGGCCTTCTTGACCTCGGGGCTGAGTTTAGCCATTCCCATATTAAAACCTGTCGGGGGTTATGATCTTGGGACTCTCGTCATCGGCAGGTTTCAACTCGACCCGCTGCGCTTCTATGAACGAAGTCATCACTTTTTCAACGAGGGCCTGACACTCGGGCTCCGACTCGATGGCGTTCAAGATGAATGCGTGCTGCACGAAGAGTTGCCGCAGGTATTTGCGGTCTTCACTGTCGTATTCGAGTGCGGCGTCATGTTCGCCGAGATGCTTGGCGATTGCTTCAAGTAGGTAGCTTTTCATTTGATTGTTTTCCCGACGCTCGGGAGGGCTTTCACTTTCTGAATAATGAGGTTGCGAACTTCTCGATCAAGTTGCTCAAGAAATTCTCGACTGACACGATCAAAAGGATGAGCAGGGCGGTGAGTGTGAGCAGCTTCGAGTGTAAATTCACGGCAGTTTTTTTGGTTAATGTATTTCACCAGAGATTTTTACACGCCCAGTAACCAGCTTTGGTTTTGTCTTTTTTGTCAGCGCAGTTGTGACGGGCGTGAAAGTTCTTTCTGCGCTTCTCGTTGTGGTGCTGCGTGAAATCCGACATAGAGGAGTCGCCGAAGTGAACCACTTTGACATTTCCTTTATCGGATTTCACGAACACTGATTTCTTTTTACCTGCTGGCGTCACCCCCGCTATTTTGCGGGGGGAGTTCAGCGTCACTTGTTTACCTTTCCATGTAGCCATGCTTCATGGTTACACGGTTATTAAGTAATGGCAAGGGCACTCTACCACAATACAAGAACTTTAGGAGAGGCACCTTCCATGTCTCGCGTAAGTATTCCCCCGTCGGGTTCAACTTGTCGGATTTCTAAACCAGTAATGAAGTGGCATTCCCCGTCTTCCCAATTAGTAAAACCAACAGGCGTATTTACGTCATGCGCGTGAAGTAGTTCGATCAGTTTTCCGACGGTGAGTATATCCGCCCAACCTTCAAAAGGCGTAGCTTCTGCTTCTTCTGCAAGTGAGGTAAACTCATTTAGGTTATTTTCCATAATTTAGAATGTGAATTTAGTTGGGCCTTGTTTGGTGGTGACAACCTTTTTCGGGGTGTCTTTCTTTGCGGGTTTAGGGTCGTAGTTAGCTGCTGCTACAAGAGCGATTGCTAGTATGATTAGTCTTTTCATTGTGTTTGTGTTTAGTGTTGTTGTTTGAGCCAGTCAGCCATGTTGTCATAGCTGAAACGGTTCAAAAGGGTTATGGCGTCTTGCTCCTCGATGTTGCGGGGTAGCGGGCTCCTGCGGCTCCAACTACTCGCGATCAAAACATAGGTGAGCGCGGGGATAAGTTCTTTTTGCTGGAAAGGAAACAGGCGGTGCATGATATTAAAGACAAACTCATCAGCCATGATGAAAGCGTCTCGAAACTGCCCTGCGTCGTGCGACCAAGAAAGCGGGTCAACCCAGTCGATGCAGGAGTAATCCTCTTCAAAGGATTTCTCCCCGAACACAAGGCGGTATGCCGCCTCCCATTCATGGGAGGTTCCGACCCATACGCCCAGACCATCAAGGGCTGTTTGTATCTCAGGGTCAACTGGTTCTTTGAATCTTGGCTTCACTGATTCAGTGTTGCGGTTGATATGGTAGTAGGCTGCTGGTGGTAGGCATGTGGATGTCATGGCGGTTATTTAGACAGTGAACGGTTATTACTTGTTCAAACTTTTTTTTTAGAATTTTTTGTTATGGTCGGATAATAAAATCCAACCCGTCAATCTGGGCGGATTCAAAATCCTCGATCATGTCGGCGTGGATGTTGTGTCTGCTAATAACGGACTGTCCGAGATCGTCGCGCCATTCGTGGGCTTCTAATCCAACGGTTCCGCGTTCACACTCATCAACGCGGTCGGCTAATTCAGCTGCGCCGTGGCGGCGTAGCATGTCTAAAAGGTCGTCGTGTGGTTTCATTTGTCGTAAACTTTCGAGATTGCTTGCTGGATTTCTTTGTAAAGCTTTTCGTAATGATCTTCGTCGCCTACCCCTTTGGGGATTAGAAGCGCCATGTGGCTCATTGTGAGATTTGCTTCGTAGAGCAAAGCCAACAATTCAGGGGCGGCTGCTGCGAGTTTTTCGGGGTTTGGTGGATACATGTGTCGCATTTGATTTTGTTTGATTGGTTTTTTGGTAGCTGTCAAGCGTCAGTATTCGTCTGGTGTGATTGCTGTGGTGGTTGAGCGGTCGGCTTCGGTGATGATCCAAAACTTCCCGACTGGTGACTGATATGATGATAGGATGCGGTCTCCGTGGAGAACCGCGTCTTCGTTGGTTTGTTTGTCTTCGTCGTCAAGATTGCCCCAATCGCCCCGCCAGTGGCGGTCGATGTAGAGGTCAAGCAAGAGTCCTTTGTCGATGAGTTCTTCCACACCTGGGGTGACAAAGATTTGCCCTAGGTCGAACCGGTATTCTCCAATGATGTCTGTTGTCATAAGGTAATGTCGTTGAGGTCGTATTTTTCTATGTATTGTGAGACCGCTTCTTCTGCGACCCGCTCACGCCCGACCTCGAAATACCGATCAAGTGCGTCTTGATCTGTATTGCCTGCGTCTTCCCAAGTGATTCCAGTTCGGCGCATGAACTCTGCTTTGAAGTCTATTAACCATGCCCGCTGCACTTGGGTATCTAAGTTCTCGGTAAGGTCGTGTTCTATTACCCAATCGCTGCTGTCTTCATGTTTCCAATCGCCGCCATCGCTTTTCTCGGCGATTTCTTGGGCAGCTTCTAAGGACTCGGCTTCGACTTCGAGTGAGAGGTATTCTTCGTAAGTGGCGTGAAATTTGAATTTCATAGTAGGTGTGTGTTGTATTGTCTTCATTGTTGTTTAAGGTTCCCGAGAAGGGTAACACCTAGCTTTCTAAGGTCTTTAATGGTTTTCCAAGCGGGGTGTTCTCTGTCTCCGCTCGGATCGAACTCGGGCATGATGCCTTCGAGGTCGGCGAGGGCGCAGCGCAGGGTAAGTGTTACCTTGCCCCACGCCTTGTCGATGGACTTTGCTTCGGATGGGCACTCTTGAACATAGGCTTCAAGAGCGGTTTGTATTGTTTCTAATGGTTTCATAATTTAGTCTTCATCGTTTTCTGCGGCTTCTTCTGCGGTGAGCCAGCATTCTTCGTAATAGGTGTTGTGGTCATGTCGCTCTAGGGTTGCGATATGACCTATGTGGTTGCAGAAGTGGTGCGGCGGGCCGGTAATAATCCACTCGGAACCATCGTCACCATCGGATGTTGTAACTGACCATATCTGGTCGTCGTCAAAGCCTGCGTCTTTAGCTTCCTTCCAACTTTGGAAGTAATCTCCATCTGGTCGCCGGATTTCCTCATAGGGAAAGCCGCCTTGGATTGTTGTCATTTGGATTCTCCTTTCGCTTTGGCGATTGCAGCGCGGGCAATGTCGATTGCGTCGATAATCGACAGGCCTTTTGGTTCGCTTGGCGCTGCGCTGGGGTCCCAATCTGCAATTTGTTTTAGTGCGATAAGCAACTCGGGAGCAGCAGCAATGAGATCGGCGTTAGCATCGTCTTCGGCGGTGATAACTTCGATACCTGCATCGTCTAAACTGCTGGCAGTCCAACAGATCGTCCGGCCCCCCGCCTCAATAACATAGGCTTCGTGGTCGTTATAGGATTCGCCTGCGACAGCCCAAGGGCCAGGTGTGTGTTGGGCGTTCATTTGATTTCTCCTTTCGCTTTGGCGATGGCGGCACGGGCAATAACCAAAAGTTTTTGCTCGTCCCTATCGTATGGTTTGCAGGACAGGATATTTTCCAAGTCCTTCAGCGAATCCAGCAACTCGGGGGCGCTGGCGATGAGGTGGGCGGCATCGTTGTTTTCCCGTTTGGGCAAGCCGCAGATAACTTTATCGTCTTGATCGACAATTTTTCCGAAGGATATTTTCCAATTTTTCATATTATTTTGTTGTTTAGGTTTTTAGATTTCGTAGGAGTCAGCGACTACGAGTTCGCCATCGACCTCGTTGCCCTGTTCGTAGTTGGTGGGGTCGGGCAACTCTCGGTCGCCTTTCAACCCTTCGCGGATGATTTTCTCGGCCTCCTTTTGCGAGGTGGCGAGGACTTCGTATGTCCACTCGTTGACTGCTGCGGCGTGGACGATGACTGCGTATTTTTTATTTTTCATAGGTTTAGTCTTCTTCATTGAGGCTTCCGATCAGGTCGTCCATTTGGTCGTGCGCTTTCGACCAATCCATCTCATTCTCTACTAACTCGGTGTCGGACTCCCATTCATAGTCGTCCTGTCGGTCGAACAGGTCGGCCTTCCAATAGGCCAAGATGATGCTCTTGGTTCCGTTGTTTTTCTCTTGAATTAGTTGTGCGATTGCTTCTTCTATTTTCATAATGTGTTGATGCTGATTGTTTCTTGGTTGTATTTCTCAGAGTTCTCGGGGTGATGGTGGAACAACTCGTGGGCTACGATCTCGGCTTCCTCGCTGGAGGGGGCTTCGACTTTTATTGTCTTGATGACTTGGGATTTAATGGTGACTAGGTAAGTTTTCATGTTAAAGGTTCACGCAACCCCTGCCCCGTGAATCACTTGTTCACGGCGACAGGGGACCATGCGTAATTGGTTAGAATTTGCGGCTGCGGAGGAACCGGACAAGCGCATCGGCAAGACCGAAGAGCGAGTCGCGGCTGATGAAGGAATCGAAGTGCTTCCTGAGACACGGAGTTTTGTCGCGGGAGGCGCAGCAAATCCCTAGGGTGTAAAGCCCCTTGGCTTTGAGCGCAGCGCGATTGACCGGCGCGTCGGTGATCTCGCCGTCGGTGTAAACGATAGCGAGCTTGGACTTCGAGGTGATCTCGTGGAACGCTGACTTATACCCCGTCGTAGCAGTTGGGCTCAACGTGATGCCGATGCCCTCACTGCAATCGTTGCCCCAGAGGACAGCGAAGTTCTTCACATCCTTAACAGGAAGTGGGAACTCGGCCATGACTCCGAGACAGCCGGACAAGTAAACCTTGCCTTGGATGTGACCCTTGGATGCGAGGTCGGATAGGGCGCGAACCAAGACGCGGCCAGCATCGGCGGCGCGGCACTCGTTGCGCCTCTCGCGGTCGAGGTAAGCCAACTGACCGGACATCGAGCCGCTGCCGTCAAAGATCAGCGAGATGTATGGGGCACCGTTGTCGGCAATCGTCTTGCCAACAAACGGGAGGCTCCAGTCACCGCGCAACAGACCTTTGAGGTTGAGTCGCTTTGACGGGTTGGATGTGGGTGCCTTGGTCGGGCCGAAGGCGCGGAACGCACTGGCGAGCATCTTCGCAACCTGACGCGCAACAACGGGCTCGTTGCGGATCATAGACTTCGGTGCGACACCTTCGTCAGTAGCGCCACCCTTGGCGTGAGAGGGGTCGTCAACAGGGGCAGGCGCGGGGGCTGGGGCACCGCCCTTGACGTCCTCGACCTTGCCGCCATCCTTGGCGACAGCCTCGGCCAGATCACCAGTTCCATCGCCGCCCTCTGCCTCAATGGTGTCGTCACCAGTCTCAGGGAAATCCTTGAGCCAGTCTTTGAGGACAGGTAGCAACTCGTTTGTGGTGCATTTGATACGGGCAAGGCACACGATACGGTTGAAGTAGTTCCAGACCTTGTCAAAGAACGGGAGCGCACGATACGACATCAGCGCCCTAGGGGGTCTGCGCCCCACATCGCCGCACTTGAAACGGAAAAGCAACTGGGTCGGAGTCACCGTCATGATGTCGGCGGGATGTTTGGTCCAGCGAGTCCAGCGCCAGTGTTTCTTGGATCGCTGGTGAACCCACCACAGACGCTCGATGCGGACATCCTCGAAGAGGTTCATCAACCGCCACGGAATCTTCTCGGCCTTGAGCGTGTCGCCAAGGTCTTTGAGATGCTTGGTGGTGTAGAGCGAGTGCGATGCCTCATGCTCGTAGATGTTCTTGTATAGCTCGGTCTGGCATCGGGTCAGACCCTTGTCAGCAATGACATTGTAGGCATCAGGGCTAATTGATATGACATGGCGCTTGGATGCGTGGTCGTAGCGCCAGCAACCCGTCTGAGATGCTTTGTCCCAGCGCAAGTCGTAGGTTTCGGGCAGTGTGCCCTTGGTGCGGTAGCCGATGTGGTGGTCATCAACTTCGCGTCGTATTCTTAATGTTGCAGTTGGCATGGTTTATTTCTTGTTGGTTTATTTCTTGTTGGTTGTTTTTAAGATGGCTGCTTCAAGGCGTTGAACTTCGGCGCGGGCGGCTTCGTGTTCTCCACTCCCCCAAACGCGCTCTTCTTTTTTCCGCGCCCAATGCAAGCTGTCTTCTAGTTGCGCTCTTGAGGGGTCGTAACGGCGTGTGCTGCCGTTGTCTGAAGGTTGGCTATTATTTTTTCCGTAATACATGGTTATGGTTTTGGTTGTGTTCTGAGGGGAACGGTTCTTACACCTGAATCAGAATGGAGATGGAGTCGGCAGGATTATTGCGTCGATTGCAGGGTCTCCGGTGGGTTCGGGCTTGAAGGCAGGGAATGCACCCCGCAACGCATCGACTACGCGCTTGCACTGCTCGGGCTCGGGCAGACCGTCGAGGGTCTCGGCAACCCAGATGTGCAAGCCCATGTCGAGGATGCGGTTTGGAACATCAGCCTCGTCCCTACTGTATTTCAACGCCTCGGAGAGGATGCGAGTGGAAGGGCACTGCTCAAGGAAGTTGTCAGCGACAAGAACCTTGCACGCCTTCCAGAACTTGACGACCGCATCAGTGACAAAGGGGTTGAAACCCTTCGCAGTAGTCCACGAATCGAGGATACCGCGCAGCTTGGACTCTTGCACCTCAACATGGACAGGAACAAAGCGTTCCTTCTCAGCCGGATCAGCAGGGCTGACATCGAACTTGCCGCCGACATTGGTCGTGGCAACGATGGCAAGGTTTTCTTGCGGAGCAAGAAGCACCTCGCTTGTCGTGGCACCCGTGACCGAGTCAACAACAGGCTTGCCTGTGCGGAGGCGGTAGTAGGACTTGTCATCAATTACCGCTGGGACAAGCGGCGTGAGCAAGCACTGACGGGCGGGGCCGCTGGCGCGGTAAAGCTCGTCGATGACAAGCAAGACACGCTGACCCGCAGCCGCAGCGCGGAACGCGTCGGTGAGCGGGCCGTCAACCCAAGGCTCCACAGGAGTCATGTAGCCGATCAAGTCGCTGGACTGAGTCTCAGGGTAAACGCCGATCTCAACATAGCGGTCGAAGGACTTGCCATGCTCGCGAGCGGCGTAGGTTTTACCAGAGCCAGGGCCGCCTTTGACCAGGACTGGTTTGAGCGATGCGCCTGGGGCGCAGTAATACTCTAGGGCACGCTTGATTGGGTCGAGCGTGCCGCTCGCGGCGACCCCGAGGATGGGAGCGATGACACGCGCAGCAGCAGCGCCACCTGTGGCGAGCGCGTCAGCGATCTTTGTCTTCAAGGTTTCGAGCGAACTGTCAATCACGCTGCACTGACTCAAGACGGTGTCTTGCACTTTCTGCAAGCGATCCTCGATGTCAGGCGGCGTGGAGCCGACGGCGTCGCTGATCTCGTCGAGTCGGTCGTGGATACCCTTGAGGTGGGCGTCAACCGCAGCGCCGATGGCTGCACCGAACATCCCGTCGAGTGAGACAGGAGCCGCTGGGGCAGGAGCGGGCGGCGGCGTAGGAGCAGCAGCACTGATGATAGGCGCTGGCGTCCCTCCGCTCTTGGTTGCCATCGCGTTGAGGGTGATGGTTGCAGCTTCGATGGGGTCAACCTCTCCCTTGAGAAGAGACCTGAGCGTTGCGCTGTTGGCGTTAGCGATCCATGTGCCCTTGAATCCGCAGGCATAGACCTCTTTCTTGGCGGCGTCGTAGTTGAGGCCGTCGATTTCTGTTGGTGTTAGTGATGTTGTTGGCATGGTTTTGTTTCTATGGTTGTGGTTTTGTGTTCTGGGGTTAATTGTTAGCTACAAATATATTCGCAAAAGCAGTCTGGTCGCGGTCTTCAGAGAACGCTTTGGTGCGCTCTGCTCGGTTCCATTCCGCCGCGTATTGATTGGCGGCTTCGACTGTATCGAATATCCAAACGGCTTGAATGGCTGAGTCGAATTCAAAGTCGCTATCGGCAATGATGACGGTGTATCTCATATCAGTTGTTCTTTGCTTCTTGCTGCACTGGTTCAGTTTGTGAGATGTCAAAGACACTCGCGAAAGTGAACCGAAAGGTTGGTTTCTTCTCATCAGGGGTGGGATCAGGGGTTGTTGCACTGGTTCTTGGCTTCAAGGGAACCCAGATTCCGAGGGACTTGGCACCCTTGCGAACAAAACGCCCAGCGTTCTTCCATTGGTCATAGCCGCCGACTATGGTAGCGGTCTTCAACTGGTTGAGGACGAGGTAGGTGTTCTTGGGGCTGAGTGGTTTCTTCTCAATAGTCATCACATCCACAGGGAGGAATGCTTTGAGTTCCTCCGGTGTCATAGCTGACGCTTGGTTAGCGAGTTCTGTTAGCATGGCGCGGCGTGCAACCGACGCGGGGTTAGGTGTCTTTTTGGTTTTCATTGGTTGGGTTTAGTTTATTTATTACGGCTTCAATCATTTCATAAGCCTCCTGCCATTGATCGCCTTCAATGTTGTATAATTGTTCGGCGGCTTTGTTGAGCGTGGCGAGGGCGGCTGCTTCTGCTTCTGCTGTGTTCATGGTTTTGTTTTGCCGATGAAGCGTAGGCTCCAATCGTCGGGTTTCTGTTGACCGTAGTGGTCGAAATATGTGCCGCACTTGCGACACACATAAGCTTCGTAACCGAGAGCCCCGTCGTAATACGCTAGGGGTTCAGGGTGTGGGAGTTCTTCACAAGTGACTGTGTAGAGGTCGTGGAGGTCGGCGCTCATACCTTGTTGGCGTAGTTATCCACGAGCCATTGATATGCCTCCGACTCTCTTAACTCTTCGGAGAGGGAAGAGGGCCAGTTTGAGGGGGAGAGCCTGCAAAGCAGGCGGTATCCGCGAGACCATTGGCCTCCGTGGTAATCCATGCAGAACTGGGCAAGCTCCCAGTAGTATTCTTTAGATAGCTTTTTCATTCGGTTTTCTTTCTAAAATTCCCAGCGGTGTTTAACCCACAGCGGAAACTCCAAGCTGGGTGATCGGAGTTGTGGGGGATAGAGGGAGTCGGTGCGTTTTGCGACCAACCCCTCAAAGAGTTCCGCATGGAAGCGGGTGTTGAGGCGCTGCAAGTGATCCCAAGCCGCAGCCTTGCCGCCGTCGTCATAACAGCAGTCAAGGAACATTAGCTTGTTCTCCCTAGGGCAGTCCTCCACACGCCAGGCTTCCCAGGCGGGGGTGTTGCACAGCGCCAGGCGGATAACCTCACGGCGCTGCAAGTAGGTAGTCTTGTCGTATCTCGTCGGCATATAGTCGAGAACGACAAGGCTACCGCGACCGACATTGTGGCGACGCTCTAGCGCCTCGCAGTCCAACCAAGTCATCGACTCGGGCAGACTTGCAGATCGCAGGGTGTCAAGAACCTCGGCGAACTCCTTCTCTATTGACAGGCGCTCGCCTTTGCGGTTCCACATTTCTCCGGTTTGCGTGTTCACTACTGCACGCCATCCGTTAATCTTTGGTTCATAGCTCCAGACCCCCGGCTTGATCCTCGCCCTAGGGAGAGGACCGCCGTTGATCGGACGCAGCGGGTAGGATGGAGGCTTCATTTAGACTCGATCTCCTCTACTGCGTAGAGTTCGCGGCTATGGTCTTGAGGCTCATAATTTTCATTATACGCATGCACCAAACCCTCCACGGCTTGATTGACAGCGGATTCTTGAGACTCGGCGAGGATGTGGTAAATCTCTCGGCGCGTTCCCGTAACGAGGATGTCAACTTCATACATCTTCATTGTCTTCCTCCTTTTCCGGTTCATCCCAGTAAGTAGGGCGGATGCCTTGATCCATGTCGCGCATGGCGCATTTGTGGAAGTAACGCTCTCGGCGCTCCTCCTCAATCTCGCTGCTCAGGTCGTAACCGTCGTCGTCGTTCATAGTTTTGATGCTAATCGGGTTGCTAAGGTGGGTGATGTGAGCGCGGCAATGACTTCCTCTAAGCTCTCGCTGAGATGAATACTGGCACTGCCCATAACGAGGTAGGTGGTCGCCTCGGGGGCCGCCGATAGTTTCTCATGGCGAGTCAAGATTCGGACTCTGGACACGGTATCTGGGTTTATGTAAACGGGATACTCTTCACGGCTTTTTACAACTTGTGTGAACTTAATGAGTTTCATTTCCGTCCTTTCGTGCTGAGTGCAATGCGAGCGGGGCAAACCCGTTCGACGGCCATGTTCTCCTCTACCGACAGCGCCGTGTGGCGTGCGGCGTGGAACTCCGATGTCGGCTTGATGACGGCCTTGGCTGTCAACGCTTCGGTTGCATTGTATTCAGCGAACAATGCTTGCACCGCCATAATAAGCGACTCGGCGCTGTCGGCGGGAATCTTGTCGCCGTCAATCTTTAGCTCGAAGGACTGCCGGAAGAACTGCGCCGTGCGCTCCTCGCCAAGCACCTCTATGATAGGAGTTTCGTCGGCCAGAGTTGCGTATCGGTTTTGGATACTGATAAGCACTTTCTCACTGTTCACTCCGACAGCCTCCACGCTTGATGGAACATCATGCTTGTTGTGGTGGTGGTTGAAGTAGAAGTCTTGAGCAAGAGCCTTCAACTCCCTTGTCTTGATGCCGATGCTGGCCTCTATGGCTTCAATCTCTCGGGTTTCATTGACAATGTCGCTCGTCAACTTGGCGACATCGCCGCATGGATCAGGCAGAGTGGGGTAGCTTGTCTTGCTGCCCTCTTTCTTGGTGGCAATGCCTCCGAGGTTTATTTTCTTAATTGCTGGTGCTGTTGTAGTTGTCATTTCTTTTCTATTGGTTGATGGTTGTGTTCTGAGGGGAACGGTTATGACTTCACCCCCAAAGGGCTTCTTCCCATTCGGGGGTGTTGGTGACGAGGTCTCTTTCGAGGTCGCGGATGAACTTCTTGAGAGCCTTGTATAGTGGGCGCTCGGGAACATCCCCTTCACTGCACTGGTAGTGTAGGCAACATGCCGACTTGTGGGCTTGGATCAGTGCTGCCCGATCCAACTTGCCTGTGAATGGGATAAACTCGAACTCGGGGATGTCCTCGGGGTATCGGGTGCGCTGACCCTCTGGGGCATCTTCGTCGGCGGGGTAGCGTTCACAGAACGCATCCACATTGAGGTCGAATAGGTCTCGGGCAAGGCGCTCGACATCAAAAAGGTCGTAGCCAATTTCCTCGAACGCTGTGCTGAGTCGTTCGTTGTATTTACCCTTGGCATCTGTGGCTAGGGCGACGCGACCGATTGTTTCGTTGCTAACAATGAAGCATGACATGGTTTTGGTTTTCTATTGGTTTGTGGTTTGTTGTTCTGGGGAAAGGGACTTCTCTCTAAAAGACTCCAGACGGATGAACTCTCTGGCCTGGTCAAAGTCGCGGAACGATGTCAGCGGGGCATACTGCCCTAAGCCGAAGTCCCACCTCTCGACAGCAAACCAGCCGAAGCCGGTGTTGCTGGCGACGATTCGATACTGCGAGATGAGGCACGGCACGCCGCCATACCAAGGAAGTGTGATGTCTTCGTTCATTTGAGAATGGCGCGGAGCGCCTTGGTTAATGCGATGGGGTTCTTCACGCCCCACTGGGTTTTGTATTTGTTTTCTCCGACGGGCTTGAGCCCTAGCGCCTCGGCAATACGCTTGCCAAGACGCCACTCGTTCAATGGATCAGTGGTTCTTTGATTCATTGGTTCAGTCGGGGTATGAGTAGCCATAGACTCGGTTAGGGTTGCGGCGAGACCACTCATCATGGAATTCTCGCGCTTCTTTCAACAAGTCTTCACTCGTTGGTTGGTCGTCGGGGTCACGGCGGAATGAGCGTGCAGGCCGCTCGTCGTCGTCAGGGTCAAGGTTCGGGTTCATTCTGGTTGTTTGGTTGTGGTTTTAGTGAAACGGTTATTAACTTCAAGCGTATTTTTCGTGGATGATTCCAGCGATGAGGCCAAGGGCACTCGTCGCAGAAAGGAGTGGGAGGGCTTCGCCAACTGACATGTTGCAAGCCCAGACGACGAAGAACGCCGTCGGGAAAGCCAAACACCATGCGATGATGAGCAGGATGGATATAATTTTCATTATGATAGGAATTATTTTTCTGTTGTGACGAGGCAGCCAAAGAACTGCGAAAGCTCGTCGGCTTCAGCCCTCTTCCACCCCGAAGAAAGGCACATGAAGAACTCAGTGCCGCATGGATGCGTCACCTGAACGATGTCGCCGACTGACAAAGATGCTTTCTTGTGCGATGCAGCAAGCTGCATCTGCGACTCTGAAAGCATTTCCTCGGGCGCATTGGTGATGTGGAAACACTCTTCGGCTACATCTTGCCAAGAGGTTTTTGGCTTGTCCCTAAGAACAAAGGTGCTGGTGCGTTGTCGGGGCCATGACCAATTATGGCGGTCGTTATACCGATTATGAGTGTGGGTGATTTGAAACAGCGTTGCTTCGATTAACATAGGATTTATTTTGCAGTATTGTGTCATAACGAGGTCTTTCATTATTTGTATAGGTTGATGATGCACTGATCTAATTCTTTGGCGGCAGCGTCGCCGCAAACTCGGGCAACTCTTGCCCTGATCTTGGCAACCTTCAGGTTGCAAGACCGCTTCACGATGGAAAACTCCTCGCGGAATTTATTCGTGCCGATAATCGTGCCCTTCACAACACGGAGGGGCATTCTTACGGTTTCTCCATCCTTCTCTACTTCAGGGAAGAAAGTCTTATTCTCTACAATGAGAACGAAATGCACTGGTGCAGGCTTCTTTGGTGCATGATTCAGTGGCACATTGCCCCGCTCTTGGGCGGCAATGAGAAGCCGAGACTGGAGGGCAAGCCTTGTTTCGAGGGGAGTCGGGAGAGGCTTGCGGATTTCCTTATACTTGGATGTCTTGTTGCCCGCCACCTTGTTTTTATACCTGGCGATGATCTCGCCGCGATGGTCGAAAGACCAATCCTTGCGGTCGAGCATTGGATCAGCCTTCAGGATTCCATGCTCGCGGATTTGTTGGAAGTTGGATGTCATAATTAGAGAGGGAAAAACCGAAAGGAGTGATCAGTGAAACGGAATTCGCCAGTGTTTCCACGGCATATGATTCCATATAAGTCTTCTTCTACTTGAGAAGCCTTTGACTTGGCGATGGTGATGCAAGCGGCGAGAATATCATTGCTTGGGAATTGGGATTGCCCATTGTCACGGGCATCCTTGAGATTGTCTAAAGCGATTGCGATAATTTCTGTCATATCTTCTTTCTTGTTAAGGTTTTGCAGATGGTCATCATCAGTGTCCGCATTACGGACAGACACCCCTTGCGGGGTGTTTCGACCTTACTTGAGAGCTTCGATGGCAGCCTCCAATGTCCAGCCCATCTTGTCGGCCAGCTTTTGAGCGGCAGCCTTGAGGATGGCAGTGCCATCAGCCTCGACATTGCAATCCTCGAAGTGGAGGGAAGACTTGCCGCTGTTGCGATCCTTACCGAGGACAGCCGTGCGGCCTTTGGCGAACTGCATTCCGACGAAGGCATCCGCTTGGAGGCGGCTTGCCGCCATCTTGTCGGCACGGAGGACAGCAACCTCACGGCTGATCCGCTTGTTGCCCCAATCTGGATGAGCCGATTTGATCGCTTCTTTGAGGGCTTTGGTATCGCCCATCTCGAAGATGAATTCAGTCCCAGTGACTTTGCCCTTGGATGTGACAATGTCGCGGGTGACTGCTGCTGCGACGGCTGGGGCTGTGATTTGTGTTTCAATAACTTGCATGGTTTTACTTTCTATTTTACTGCGGGTTGGTCACTCTGCATTCTCTCCAGACTTGTGACTGGCAAGAATCCACATGGATTCTTGGTTGCATTAACCTCACTCTTCCACCGCCTGAAGAGTGATTGCCTTCACTGATCGAACCGCGCTACTGGTGGCAACACTGTTAGACATTGCCGTTGATCAGATTCGGGTTGGCTTCTATTGTCGCCGTTTAAGTTGAACTAACGCGGTGAGGCATCGCCGCCGCGTCGGCCTTTGGCCGCTTCCCCTTGCTTGCATAGCGCAAGGGCTCTCCTAAACTAAAATTTTCAATAATTGGATGCTACGGATCATTGCGAGAGAGTTGCGAGGGAGTAGCCGCCAGCGGATAAATCCGCCACAATGCGCCCCGAACACGCCCCGAAATGAGGTTCAACCCGTTTCCAGATTATTGCCCTGAAGCCTTTATAGGTTTACCGCTTCAGCGGATTCGGACTGCCCGATATACCGCCGCGTCTCAACCAACCGCCACTTGGAGATTCACTCCGTCAAAATGTCAAAGACCGAAAATCAATTCAGCATTGATGCAGGCAGCATTCTACTTTGGTTCAGTTGGACTGAAGTCCGTCAGAAACTTATGAGCTAAAGCCCGTTCCGACTTGAACCAATGTGAGGGCTTCCATCCTCATCCGTAGGTCATTCCCGCAAACTAAAAAGATCACTTGCGAGGACTGGCGAGCCAGCCCCGACTGATGTTTAATGTCGTCTCCGACACTTCTCTATACGGAATCTTTGCAAGCTACTCATTTTCAAGGCTTTGCCTTGCCAATCTACGGCTTTTCTGCAAAAATTGCCAGTTATTAACTTTTGAACAAAGTAGCCATAAACCCTTGTGCCCTAGGGCAATGAAAACTTTGCAAAAACGGGCTTTCTACGCTGGAAATGCTGTGCAATGCTGGACAAAGCAAAGCGGCAGATGTGCTAACTTGCTGTGAATCAATGGTTTATGGATTCAGGGGATACGGGTTGAAAACCCGTAGAGGCACTTATGGACGGAAATTCGACCCCACCACCCACCCCACCAGGGTAGGGGGCTATCACCGGCTATCGCCGGTGGCGACTATCATTTGACCCCAAATAAATTTTTTGTCGATTTTTGGAAATATACATTCATACGCATATTTATTTTTAGGCCGAGTGGAGGGGCCGAGCGCAAGCGGGGGGTTTGTAAAAAACGGGGGGTCTCGGGGGGTCAGTTTTTTCTCAAACCCCCCACACTAACCGATACGAGTGGAGGCTTTTAACCCCTCTCGGGGGGAAAGGGGGTTTGTCCTATTCTACCGTTTAAAAAAATATAATATATTAGGGGTTTTTTCTCGTCGCCGTAGTTTTTTTTATTTTTATTTCTCCCACCCCCCCCCCCCCCCCTTCCCCCCATTTTGATGTAATGTCATCACTCGGAGTTACTTATTTTTTGGTGAAAGTTAATAACTCCCCCCAGACCCCCCACCCTCGGGGCAAGAAAAAACCCTCGGCACCACTACCGAGGGTTATTCTATACGCATATCTGGCGTAGCGCCGTTATGTGCGTATCTTTTTTCTATACTGCCGCTTCAGCGCCCCTTTGAGAGTCTTGATCCGTGCGCCCGTGGCGGCTCGCGACAGCCCCATCTCTTCGGCGATTTCCGCTACGGTCTTGCCCTCGAAGAAGTGTTCCCGAAGGAGCGCCTGTTTCTTCTCGGGCAACTCGTCCAAGGCGTCCATCAAACCTTGCAAGCGTGGGTCGGCCTTCCTCGGGCGCTCGGGGATAATATCTACCCAGAAGCGTTCCATAGCCGTAAGCCTACGCTTGCGCGAGATTTGATGGCTTATGGCTTGGCGCTTCACCGCGACATGCAGCAGTGTTACAAAGGCTCCCTTCTTCGGATCAAAAGTGGCGATATTCTTCCAAACTCGGATGACCGCTTGCTGCACCGAATCCTTGGCGGAATCGTGGCACCCTAGGACTGCCTCGGCGGTCCTCACCAGCTTCGCAAAATTGTCGGCGACGGCTTGGTTAAATTCTTCCTCTGTCATTTCAGTATCGTGTTGTAGCCGTTCTTAAGTTGCTTGTCGGGGGACTGCGAGGTGAGATGCCATTCCATGCAAAACCTACAGCGGTAAGGCCAAAGCGGTGTCCCATCGAAAACCCATGCCTTCGTAGCTTGTCTTCGGGCGGTTAAGAGTTCGGAATACCGCTTTTTCCTCTGACACGACTCTGGTAGCTTCATGGCTCCCTGAGTCTTTGATTCATTGCTTCAATTTTCTCTTGTATGTCAGAAAAGAAGGGTATTTTTTCTGCCATGACCCAGCCCAATTCGTATTCCCAGTAAAGTTCGTCCTTCTCCATTCGGTTTGTGCCCCTCGCGTCGGGGTATTCTTTCTTGATGTAGGCCAGCATCGCCTTTTTGGTTGTGAAGGCGGCTTCAGGCGCGGCGCTCCCGTTACCAATTAGGCCGCTGGATAATAGGTATATTTTCATTTCAGTCTCTCCTCGTAGGCTCTCACGGCAATACGCAAAGCGTTAATGAACCTTGCAGTCGGAGCGGTGTCTTTCCATGATGGCTGGTCCCATCGGGCGATGAGTTCCTTGGCTTTATCGACAATGGACTCGCAGTGCTTACGCGCTTCGTCGCGCTCGCTTTCGGCTCGCGCTAAACATGCAGCTATTTCGACGGCATCAACAGATAGATCAAATTTATTGCGCCACTCGTCGCGCTCGCGTTCCAGTCTTCGACACAAATCAGCAACCGGCCCATCCCATGTAACGCCATTCATTGTGTAGGATATAAATGGCCTTCTCCATTCCGCTTGAGCTTTGATGGCGGCATCTGTCTGTGGCGTAGTGGAAAAAAACTTCGTTACGGGGGTTTCAACGCCGTTGGTTACTTCAATTTTCATTTATTTCCTTTCTCCTTGAACCAGTTAGGGAAGTGCCCGTAGTCCCTAGGTTCAGTTACGTTCTTGTTCTCGTCACAGACATCACATTTGCCGTAGTGCCAAGTTGATACGCGGTCTTGTTTCTTGTTCGCGCCGTGCTTGGTTCCGCAGTCCCAGCATGCCCAGTTGGGGTAGTCTTTATTCATACCCAGAATGATTTGTCGGCCTTGATTGCGAGTTTGACGCTCAGGTTGCGGTGTCCGTTCTCGATGTCCGAGTAGTGTGAAGCACTGATCCCAAGCATCTTAGCAGCCCCTCGCATTGTTATCCTTTTAGCGAGACGCCTAACTCTCATGTTCTTGGCTGCTAATTTTTGCAGCTGGGTGAGCAACCGCTTCTCTACGATTATTGTTCTTTCGCTCTCCTGCATTGCTTCAGTTATAGGTCTCATTTTGTTACTTTGTAAGTATAAAGTCCGTTTCCTAAATGGTTTTTGCTTACGGTGTAAGCCCCGAAGCGTTCTTTTCTCATGTGTCGCAGTTGAGCCGAGATGCTTGCTTCGGGGTCTCCGGTGACTTCGGCGATCTGCCCGAGCGTGCGGGCTTGCCCGTCGAGCATGAGGTTTTTAATTCTATTGTGCTGGGCTGAAAGCCTTACGCTGTCTCGGCACGGTTCGTAGTCTGAGCCGTTGAAGAGTTCGAGTTGTTCTTGTTGCATAGGTTGCGAGGTTATTACTGACAATGTGGGGTTGTGGATGTTCAAAAAAGGTGCCCGCCTTCCGTGGTTAGGCCACACGCGGCGGGCTTGCGTGATGAAAAAGGTATCAGCCAACCAAACCAAACGACTGCACCTTGACCAGGACACTCACGGCTTATCCAAATTTCACGGTTATTACTCTTTCATAGGAGCAAATACCACAGGCTCAGGTGCATCGACCCAAGGCATGAAGATTTTAAATTTGAGAGATTTCTTTGAGAGTGGGGACTTCGGAACGACCTCTACCCCCATGTCTCCCTTGGCCGCGAGTTCACGCAGCTTTGATGAGAGTATGATTTGCGTGAGCCCGCGAAGTTGTTCTGGGCTGTTTCGGAAACACGCCCCGAGTTCATCAAGCAAAGCCGAAGCTGTTCCTATAAAGGGTTTTGCTCTATCGTCGGCAGTTCTACGCGCCCACCACTCGTTGAGTTTTTCATGGGTAGCCCCTGTGGTGGAGGACTGGAACTGCTTTTCCTTGATCTCATCGGCGACAATGGCGCGGATTCCATAGCGCCCGCGTCTATCAACAACATCCTCTGGCGGCTCCCAGTTGAGTAACCATGCAAGGAAGTGCGGGAGTTCCGTATTTTCAAGGTTGTCAAAGACATCGGAAGGCGGGTGATCGGCCCATGTTTTCAAGTAAACGCCTACGATTTTGTCCGCGTTGGAGAGTTCCATCGTCGGCATGAGGCGGATTGAGACGGGGTCGTCGTTAAGCGCCAGCACCACTCGTCCCTTCCACTCGACTTCTGTAGGTGTCAGGTATTTTTCGTGATACATGTGGCTGCCGTGAGCGACGAGCTTCTTGAGGGCACTGGCGTAGGCGAGGCGCTTGTCCTCGGAGCTTGCCCCTTGGCTGTCGTCGATTACTGCCAGTGGCGCTCTGAACACCTCGGCATTGAACCCGCCTGACTGTCCCGCAGCCATATTGCTCATGTCGGCAAACCCGCCCATCGCAGGCTTGAGAACCTTATGGATCGTCCAACTTTTGTAGCAGTGAACCGGCCCAACAAGAGCTAAAATTTGTCCTAGGGCGGGGTCTCCGGCAAGTGCCGTGGAGTAGAAGCGTTTGAACCAAGCTAGAAACAAGTTTCTGTATAGGTCTGACGCAAAGACATTATCGTAAACCTGCGCGATGATCGGGAATTTTTCTCCCCAAGCCCCTGCGCTTTCGGCGGGCAGCATGGCTTTTACCATGCTCATGTTGAGAAACTTGCGACCGCTTTTATCCACAATGTCTTCCTTGTGGTAGAGGAACGGAGCCGCGCCATCAACGCGGCGACTTTTCAGGATCGTCCGCAGCGCGATGTCAATCTGCGAGGCGACTTGACCCTTTGCTGCTTTGGCGCTTAGACCTCGACCCTTGAGTTCCACATGAACCATGCTGGATGCAAGGGGCCTCCACCAGCCGTCCTCGGCCTTGTCGTAGAAGTTCTTGCCGTCGAATGCGAAGTCTTGAAAGCTGGCGGGGTCGAGAACCGAGCCTATGCCGTTCGCTTGGGTAAAAGCTCTAGCGGCAGCAGCGAGGGCTTCGGGTTCAGATAGATGAGGCTCTGTTCCTTCCCGTTGTCCTTCCTCGTCACCTTGGGCAACCTCGTCAACCTCACTGCTGTCAGGCTCCCTGGGCACGCTCCCAGTGGGACTACCATCGCTGCTATGTCCCTCGCACACCTCGTCCACTCCTCCTTTGTCGCCGCTCCCACTTGAACTAGGGCATGCGCCGACGAGTTCCCCGACAAGGTTATAGACGAGATTCGGAGTGGGAGTTGCTTCAGGATCGTGAGCCATAGGTTTATTTCAGTGTTGTCGCTCTCAACGAGCAGGTATTTGAATGAGGTTGTGTTTTCTTCGGAGCGGCGGGAGGCTTTTCCAAGTCGTTCGTTTTTCTGGTATAGTCCGGTCACAGGGTTCATAAGGAACCAAGCGCCGTTTTGGTTGTGCTGGAGTAGGCGGTCAAGATACTCCTGCGGTGTTGCATGGTTCCAAACGATCTGCCCTTGACTGCGCTCGTTCGTGAAGATAATAGTTTTTTCGTTAGCCCCGTAGAGGGCACGGAGGGCTCCGGTGGTCGAAATCCAGTCGGGGTCAATCGGGCTCAGAGCCTTGATCTCCTCAAAGCTGGTTGGGCCTTTGGCGGTAAGCCGCTCGATTCCGGTTGGGTCAGGTAGGAATTTGGGTATGTATTCTCCACTTGGGGCTGCACCCTGCGTTGCCCTCCTGATCGTGTTCTCAATCTCGCTAGGCTGCGGTGGGCGCGTCATCCACTCTGTAACGAGGTCGATGATTTCGTCTTCTTCGATCTCGTTTCGGATCAGGGCGTTCACTGCCGACATGAGCCAGCGGTGGCAACCCTCGCCCGCCTCGGGGCATTCTGCGATCCCGAACTCACTTGGGCTTTTGAGCGTCATTGTTCGTATCCTTCTTCTTGAATATCAGGTCGTAGTTTTCTCGATACTTCCCGTAATTGACCCCCTTGCGGGGCTTGTCTCCTTTTCCGTTTCTTACTCTTATTATGTCTTGTGTCATAAGCTGCTTGTCTTAAATTGTCTGCGGGTAAATCTAGCGCGTAGCAAATACCCTCATAGGTCTTGCTATGCAAAAAACTTAGCGCCTCGCCTCGGATTACGGCGCTCCGCGATCTCGCCTGAACAATGGATTGCTCAATGATCGCGCACAGAACTGAGCGAACGCCGAGCATGTCCAACTCTTCATGGCTATTATTTGGCATAGTATCGCATGACCGTGGCTTCCGCGCCCATTGGGAGGTTCTTGCACCATTCAGGCGGCGTGGACATAATAGCTTCGATGTCCTTACGCGATTCTTCCGCAGATGCCTCATCCTCCTCGACTAAACAGACCGCTTCGTCGTGAACCCGCATGATGACCTCGTAACCTTTAGTATTGAGAGCGACTACGCGATCCATGAAGATGTCGCGGGCGAAAGCCTGAGTAAGATTCTCAGCTAACAGCCCGCCGTAAAGTTTGCAGCGCATCATTTTACCGTTACGCGGGACGGTGCCACTTGAATCAAAGCCGCCCTGAACATCTCGGTAAATGAGCCTGCGGAGATTGGGAAGCTCTACCTCTAAGTGTGACCCTCGGGATTCCCTGAGCTTTTGTTCAAGTCTCAGCCACAGCCGGACGATTGCAGGGTTGGACGCCCGATAATCAGCCACGATGCGCTCGGCTTCATCCTCTGAAATCTCTAACCCTGCCATCATTTTCGCGACTAACTGAAATTTTTTTGCTCCGCAGCCGAATCCCAGCCCTAGAACGCGAGCTTTTGCCAGTTGGCGTAATGCTTTATCGACATCTTTGAGGGGGCGGGGGTCTGTGTAGCCCATTGTCGCCCTCGCATGAGCTTCGTAAACATCGACTCCGGTGCGGAGAACATCAAGCGTGGCTTGATCTTTGGCGAGATAAAGTATGCAACGCGCCTCGATTTGTGAAAGATCGCAGACGACGAGCGTTTTTCCTTCTGGCGCTTCAATTAAGGAGCGGATATTGACCCCAGCGACGACATCACGCGGCAGGTTTTGAGCGTTCCAGCCGCCTGAACCTGAGTCTCGTCCAGTGGTAGCGCCGAAATACTTGAGATCGTAGCCCATTCGACCGTCTGGACGGGCGCGGGTGAGCATAGTTTTTACGGTTTTTAGGTGTTTGTTGGCTTTGCGGTGTTCCCGCATCGCTTTAACCCATTGAAACTTGTCTGCAAACTCATCTTCCCACTTCTGAGCTTGCTCTTCCTTCTCCGCGAAGCTGTCTGGAGCCCAAATCCCGCATTTTTTGCACTCGTCGCGCACAGCATGAAGGCTTAGAGCGGGCCTCGAAGGGTGCCACGGCAGGAAACCGAGGGTAAACCGCGAGGCGCGTTCTAAAATTTCTTCGGCGACTCGGAGTTTTTCGCGGTTGACTGGAACTCCTCGCATTGTCATATCGCGAGTGAGGCGTGATATTTCCCTCTCCTTCTCCGGCCACTTTTCCCCGTGTTTCAACCACAAATTTAGTGTGTTTTCAGCGTCTCCAAGGGCATATTTGCAAACTTCCTCTTGAAATTCGGGCGTCATGGTCGCCCACTGCTTCTTTTTCATCTTGTCGCGAACATCTTTCGACATTTCGACTCCGAGAAGGTGATGACTCGCCTCTTTAAGCGAGCGAGGGTATCCGAAGTAGGCGGTCATGTCAGCGGTGTCAAAGACATGATGTGCATACGAGAAAGGGACAATGGCTTTCTCAATTAGTGCGTCGAGGAGCGTCAAATCGAACGCCGCATTGTGCATGATCCAAGTCTCCCCGTGAACCTGTTCCCACGGAGCATCTTTCGGGTGCCCGACAAATCTGAGTCCAGTATCGGAAGCCATTGATACAAGATAAATATCGGTGGCTCTAGCGTAGTGCCAAGCTCCCATCGTGGAGACGGATAGGTCATTGTCGTAGTAAGATTCAAAGTCGATAGCACAGATCATAAAAAGGGTGGGTTGCAGGGGCTACATAGATACCCAAGCGACGGTTACTCCCCTGCAACCCAATTTGTTAAGCGAGGTTAGCGATAAGTTCCTTCTGAGCCTCGGTGACGAGCCCAGCCGTCCGAATCGTTGGTGTCCACCACGATTTGTCGGCCTTGGTCACAATCACGCTGCCCAAGTCCCACTGCCCGCCTTTGAGCCCCACGGCAGCGAGGTGAGTGCGGAGACTTGTTGCGAGTGGCACGGCGATTCCGCTGTAGGAAGTGCTGGCGAATGTTGCCACAGCGCGGGTGTATTTTGTGCCGTCGCTCGCGACGTTGTAGAACAAGCTCTCGCTGTCCTCTGAGAGTCCGTCGATTGCCTGAATCAGAAACTCGACCGTTGCCATCTCCGAGAAGAACCCGATGCCGCGTGTCCAATGAACTTGACCGCCTGCCTCACGCACCTGCGCCGCCGTTGAGAACATGCGAGCAGGGTTTTGTTCCCTGTCGTCGTAAGGAATGTTTTCTTGATACTGCTTCATCATCTGAAGCGCGATCACGCGGACGGGGAGCCCCTTCTTTTTGTCCTTCGGGTCGAGCTTTGAGATTTGGTGCTGCTTGTCTAGGACCCAAGTGCCAGGACTGAACTGGTCGGCCAAGACACCTGTCTTATTGACAAGGTTGATGCGTGGCAGGCGTGTGTCGCTGCTGTCCCAATCCCCGACGAGCCCCTTGTCTGCAAGAGTGTTGGGGGTTGCGATGTTGGCGAGCGTGTTAGGCTCTGTTGTGGTGAGTGCTTTGGACTCGGTGGTGGTGGTTTCGATTTCGCTGAATGATATTGTAGCCATTTTTGGATTTTTAGTTTGTTGTTGTGTTCTGGGTTGTGGGAATAGACAGCACGGTTATTACACCGTTCAAATCTTTTTTAAGAATTTTACAGTGCCCTCAATTTTTGCCGCGTTGGCGTCAATCAATGAGTCCCGAAGCGCAAGTTTGGCCTTTGCCATCTGGCCTCGCTCTGCGGTGCGAGCGATTGCTTTTTCAAGTTCGCCGATTTTCAATTTCGCGCAGGCAGCAAAAGCCTCCGGCGTGATCTTGTTTTTGACGACTTCCCAAGCGGCTTGCGCGTCGGTGATTTCAAACGCGCTTGCTCGCTCTCCGAGTTCGTAACCTGGGATTTCTACTCCCGACAAACGCAACTCTAGGGCGCGGGCGTCCACCTTTTCAGCCCATCCTTTGAGAATCGGCGAGAGGCGTTTCGCCAACGCCATCTTCTCTGGGTCGGTGATGAGCGCAGGGTCGTATTCCGGTGGAAGCGCGAGTTCTTCAGGCTGATATTTGCTGGCGATGGTGAGCGCGAGTGAGTTGAGCTTGTGACACTCGGCGCGGTGGTCGCACCATGCACAATGCCCGCCTGTGAGATATGAGGCAGGGTCGTTGCGCTTGGCGGCTTCGATGATGGCGGCAACTTGAGCTACGAGGCGGTCGTAATCCCCCTCGCGGGTCCACTCCACGACATCAATGACGCCTTGGAACGGAAGCAGCACATGAACAGAAAGCTTGTTTATCTTGGGGTGCGCGTCCCATATTCCAACGGCATAGGCCCAAAATTGAGGCGAATCTGCTTCATATTTCCCCCAAGCAAATTTGTAGTCCACCATTTCGGCGCTCGTTCCGTGGAGCATGATGTGGTCTATGTGCCCGAACTGATCGAGGACTTTGTAGCGCCTCTCACGAATATCCTCAATAGGCGCTTCGCACTTGGCTCGCAACGTGCGGAGATACTGCAAGCAAAGCCCCGCACATTTGCGGAGAAACTCATCATCAGCGGGGATGACATCGAGGTTTTCCTTTTCAACGGCGAGGTGCCCTAGGGTTCCTCGATCTGCTGCGGTTGTGTCGCGGGTGTTGTCATTACGAAAGCCTGGGCATTTCGCTTTTTCTTTCAGAGAGGACGGGGAATGCTCCGCGTGTTCTCTCTCGCTGTGTTCTACTACGGCGAGTGAAACTTCTTTCACATCGCGTGGTTGTTCGTCTGTCATAATTTTTCCTTCGTTAAACAAGTTTTGGTTTTCGCGTTTGTGGCGCGTGAGGTGGAGAGCCGCTTGCTCGACCGTGCCTGGAGCGTAGAGCCGGAGCGCGAGAGCGCGGTTCTTGCCGCCAAAGCGTCGGATGCGCCCGATAGCTTGCTCTTCCGCCGTGCCGCTAAATTGCGGGCAGATGAGCGCCGTGCGAGGCGCGTTGCCGTGGACATCGTGAAGGTCGATGGATTGGCCCCCAGCGCCGATTTGCACGACAAGGCAGCGGAGAATGTTTGCTTGAAACTTGTCGCGGCTTTGTTGCCGATGTTCTTGCTTAACCCGCCCGTCAATCGTCTCGCTCATCTCGCCGAGCAGCTTGGAAGCCGCGTCGATAGATTCATGGAAATTGAGAAACACGACCGCACTGCCGCCGTCTTCCACGATCTGCGTGGCCCGCTCGACGAGGTAGGGAACCTTGATGAGTTCGATAGCTTGCCGTTGCCGCAGGTTCTTGACCGCACCTGGATCGTTCGGATCAACCATTTCGCCGTAGAGCTTTTGAATCTCCGTCTTATCGGTCGGGGAAATGAAAATGGGCTCGTCCGAGAGGAGGAGGTCGGGGAGTTGTTCGCTCAGAACCGCGTCAGGCGTCCGGTTGCCGCGAGCGGTGAAAATCGAATGGTGCAAATGCTCCATGCGGTCTTTGTTGTCGGCTGTTTTCGGGTCCCATTGCAGACCACCCCATTGCCCGTTTTCAGCACCCATCTTTCGCGCCCAACTCCAGAACTGGCGCGGATGAAAGAGCCCCAGCTTGGCTCCAATGCTTTTCATTCGCAGCGGGCTTTCTGCCGCTGTGGCACTGAGCATCAGCACGCGGTAGGGAGCGTCTTCGAGCATTTGGCCGTTCTGGCTTTTCATCCCCGCGCACATGTGAACTTCATCCACGATGAGAAGGAGCGATTCGGGAACCCATTTGAAATTCTTACCTGCTTTTTTGATCCAAGGAGTGTTGCCTGTGCGAAGTTTTTCGGGGTTCTCGACGAACACTGGAGAAATCCCAAACGCCTCCAGAGTGGCTTGCCACTTGGCTTTGACGCTCTTTGGACACACAACTCCGACTGGTAGTGCGTAACGCTTCGCCACTTCGCAGGCAATGATTGTCTTGCCGCCTCCGCATCCAGTGGCCTCCAGCGAGGCTCCGTTGCTGTCAAGACTTTTTAAATTCGCCTCTACGGCGTCTTGCTGGAATTGGTAGAGTTCGTATTTCACTCGACCTCGAAACCAGAAATTTGCGAGGCGCATTTTGCGTAGCCCGCGATGTCAACATAGGTGTCCTTGGTCGGCGTGTAGCAGGCACGCGCCAGCTTCAACACGATCATCATGTGAGCCGCATCCAGAGCGGAAATGGGGGCGGACGGGTCTTTTCGAGCCGCTAGATACCAGTTCCAACCGTCTGCGATTCTTTCATGGTTCGAGGAGGCTTTGTCGTAGTCTCGGCGGCGGTCTCCGGTCGTGACCTTAATTGCCGTTTCGAGGATGCTTTCAGTCATTTTATTAGTGAGGATTCTCGGAGGATCGAAATGAAATCTTCAGCGCGGATCACGACGATCCATTCGTGGTCGTTGCGCTTGTGAAAAACGGCTGGGATTTTTCCCTCCTTGGCGTCTCGCACGGCTTGTGCGAGCCAGTTGTAAGGGTTCCCCGCCTCCACTCGTTTCACTTCAATGTGAAGCGGAAGAGAGTCGCAGACCACATCGCTCTCGGTCAGACCGAAGCGCCCTTGCGAGAATTGAACCCCACGCTTCGCGGGGAACCCCTGGTCGGAAAGAAAAGCGGCCAGCTCTCGCTCGCCGCGTGCGCCCTTGGCGCGTGAATTGATTTTTGCCATCTGTTCTAATACACGGTTATTAACCTATTGCAACTTGACCCTTGGCCCACTTGACCAAATCAGCCTCGCGGTAAACGAATTTTTTAAGCCCCAGCTTACGATAGGGCAGGTTCATGTTATCCCGCCAATACGCGAGCTTACTTCGTGTGACCTTGCGGTTCAGAAGCTCTCCCAGGCGCTCCATTGCGCCGTCCGCTTCGTAAGAGGCTTCGGCGTCTTTGGCTTTTTGGATAGCGCCTGCTATCTCTAGCCGCATCTTCCCGTCCTCCAGTGGAGTCGCAGTGAAAGAACGGCACTCAAAAATTAGTGTTGTCATTGTTTGAACCAAGCGCGAAGGGCTTCTCGCACGATTTCTGATATGGATTTTCCGGTGGCTTTCCGCTCGGCCTCCAACCACTTTTCAATGGTTGGAGTCGAGGGAAAAGAGCGAATGAGTTTTTTATTCATCCACGCCAATTAGTTCTGGGTCTTCTGCGGCGGATAACACGGCATCGTTCAATAAAAACTCAGCCAGTGATTCAGGGGTATCCCCCGAGGCTTCGGCAAGAGCTTTGAGGTGCGTTGCGGTGGTTTCGTTGACGGCCAGTGTTAGTTGCATAGTTATTCGGAACGGTTATTTACTTTCGGGTTGTAGAGTTTGCCCAACTCTATTTAGGGGCTCTAGGGGAAAATTTTAATACAACACTATCTAAGGGTTGCAAGTTTCTTGAGTCGTTCAAGAATTTTGTCGTCTAGTCTAGTTTGGAGGCGTTCATCCGCGCTGTCACTTTGGCGCTGGATCAAGTCTTTTGCGGTAGCGCGAATTTCGCCGCTTGGGTCTTCTACTTCTAGGAGCTTAATCACTGCCTCTCGAATAACGGCGGATATGGTCACGCTTTTGAGTCCAGCAAGCAACGCGACGGCTTTGTTGTTGATCTGGCTTTCTACATAGGACACGCGAAGTGTTCCTTCTTTGAGTTTATTAGGCATTTTTTTTTCTTTTGTTGGTTGATTGTTTGTCACCGCATTTTCTGTCCGACATCTGCGTAGGCAGGCGGGTTGTGAGATTAGACGCGGAGGTTACGCAAGTGTTCAAATTTATTTTTTTTTTTTCAAAAACTTTGCAAAAAACCTCCGCGTCTCCGTCTAACTTATTACCACTCTAACCGAATACCTTTTTCGAGTGCAAACTTTCTCACACTGTCAGGGGTTATGCCAAACCACTCCTCGGCTGCTGCTCGCGAGACGAGCGCCTTGTAATGCTTGGCTAACATGGTGGGGGAGTTTCCAGCGACCTCGGCGGTCATGGCTGAGTTGCGATGGAGCGCGAGATGATAGGAGCAGAACGAGTGACGCAGAGCGTTGTCTTTTGTTTGGACTCCGAGCGTCTTGAGCAAGTCGGCGTCAGGCGGGTGGATTTTGTGTGTGGCAACAAGCGGCCCATCCTCCGGCCCAAACTCTTTGAGCCAGGCTTCAAGGTTCGGCGTGATGTCCAGCGTGCGTCCGGTGCGTGTCTTCGTGATCTCGGGCGAGAGGCGAATCATTTTTTCCTCAAAAAGAATGTTTGACATCTTGAGTTTTCGGCTACCCGCTTCCGAGCGGCGCGACCCGCCAAACGCCATCAGCGCCGTGTAGGCGAGGTATCGCTTGTCGGTTGCTGCGAACACCGCGAGAAGTTCTTTCGGGCTGTAGAACTCGGGGGTCTCATCACCGATGGCAGGAAAATCCGCTTCGATCTCCAACTTGTCTTGACTGATGAAACGCTGTTTGCGAGCGAAGCGCAGGAGCGCAACAAGCGATCCAAATAAATTGTGTTTCGTGCGGGGCTGGTATTTGAGCCCGCGCAAAAAGGTCAAGTATTCTTCGTTGGAAATTGTGTCGATGAATCTTTTTCCAAACTCGGGAGCCCACACGTTGCGATGATGGCGAAGCGTCTGGTAGTAACGGTTGGAGAGTTGGCGTTCCTGAACTTTTTGATAAAACAAATCCCACACCTCCGCGAAAGTTTGCGGGTTCTGCGAAGTCTTCTCGTGAAACTTCAAATAGAACTCCACGGCAGCGTGCATGGGGATTGAGCCAAGCCGCTCCTTGCACTCGTTGAAGTAGCTCACATCCTCGCCGCGCAGCGCGGTAGCGTTTCCGTCGCATGTCGCCAGATGCCGTATCACCCGCTCCGCTTCTGCCAGAGCGGATACTTCGTCATTGTAGGCTCGCGTGTAGGTCTTGCGTCCCACTTTCCAAAAGAGTCGGAAGGTGGTGTAGCGCCCGCGCTCTAATTTTTGCACGCGCACGTTGGCGTGTCCGCAGCGCAGAACGGTTGTTTTTTCGTCAGGGTTTTGAGTTTGGATTTTCATTTTTTGGTTTGTGATTTTGTCCAGAAAGTCTGGACAAAACGTGTTTCAGGTGTAATAACCTATTACACTTTTTATACAACCGCAAACGGAAAACCCGTAGTCTTGCGTAGGAGAACCGAATTTTTGTCCAGAAAAAATTTGGACAAAAAAGAGCGGAGCCTACGGGGCTCGAATTCGTTTACGGTTTTGTATAAACTCTTATAGGCTATATGTTTTCACAAAGTCGGTATTGACTTTGTCCAGAGTTGGACAGACTTTGTCCAGAAATGTTCAAGCAGAGCGCGGGAATTTTTGTCGATGACGGTAAGACGCCCGTCCCTAAAGGAAGCAAAGTTCGGTATGGGTTTGTTTACCCTGAATCGACGGCGGATTGGACGATTGAGTTGCACGCTTACCGAAGTGTGGCACCGGACGGCACACCTCGCGAAGATAATTTTCGCCGCGCCGCTCAAATGTTTTTTTCTAAAAGCACAGAGCCTTTTGTTTGGCATCCGTGGGCCGAGGAGATGCTGCATGAGTGTTGCACGAATCAGTTCGTCGGGTTCGCTGGCTGCGGTTCTTCGGGTAAGTCGGATTTCATGGCGGTTTGGATTTTGCTCAACTGGCTCGCGGCTCCCTTTCACACGCTGGGGCTGTTGACCTCGACTTCCATCCGCGATTCTAAGAAGCGCGTTTGGGGCGCAGTGCAACGCTATTGGCCCGCGATCAAGCCTGTGAGCCCCGCGAAGCTCACTGACACTCCCACTCCGGCGATCTACGTCCTCCGCGATGGCGTCCGCATGGAGCAGGCTGGGATTTATTTGATCCCCGCTGAGGCTAAAAAAACCTCCGAAGTCACCGGAAAAATGCGAGGCATGAAAGCTCCGCGAGTCTTTCTGGCAGCGGATGAGTTGAGTGAATTGTCGCACTCGCTTCTCGACACTGCGATCTCGAACTTGAGCAACAATGCGGTGCTGCATATTTGCGCGGCAGCGAATCCGGTTTCCTACTACGATCCCTTCGGAAAATTTGTGGAACCGCTAGATGGGTGGACTTCGATTTCGGTGAACGACGACCGCTGGGAAACCAAGCTGGGAGGGGTTTGCCTGCACTTTGACGCGCTGCGGAACCCGAACTACATCGCCCGTGAAAATCTCTGGCCGATCCAAAAATTTGAAAAGATTGACGATGCCGTCGAACGCCTAGGTGAGGACTCACCGATGTTCTGGCGTGACTTCCGTGGGTTCTGGCCGCCTCAAGGAATTTCCAAAGCGATCTACTCCGAGTCCGAGATTATCAAATTTAAGGGCGACCAGCCGCCCGTCTGGCAAGGCGCTACGACTCGCATCGCGGGCATTGATCCATCTTTCGTTTCTGGTGGCGACCGCTGCGTTCTTTATATCGGCTCCTACGGGTTGAACCGTGATGGCAATGAGCAAGTATCATTTGATACCTTCCATTACATCGAGGACGAGGCCAGTTCCCGAGAACCCCGCACGTTCCAGGTGGCGCAGAAGATTGCCGCTATTCTGGAGCGGGAGCGCGTGCGGTTTCAATATGTCGGCGTCGATGTCACGGGCGGCGGCGTGCCGTTCTGCGATGCGCTCTCGCGGGTCCTAGGGAGCAATGAATTTCTGCGGGTGCATTTCGGGGGCTCGCCGACTGAGCGTTCTTTGTCGGCCTACGACTCGACTCTGGCGAAAGACAAATACACCAACCGAGTCACCGAACTTTGGTTCGGCGCGAAGGAGTATCTTCAAAATGGACAACTTCGCGGAATCTGCCCCGACCTCGCGCAGGAGATGACCGCCCGCAACTTCGAGACCCGCAAATCAGGGGGCATGAAATTGTGTGTCGAGCCAAAGGCGGATATGAAAGCCCGCATGGGTCGCTCGCCTGACGTGGCGGACGCGGCGTTTGTTTTGCTGGAAGTGGTTCGGGAACGGCTCGGCATCCGACCGCCCCAGGAGGGCGGTGCGGGCAACAGGGCAGGGACGACATGGCGGCGGATGATGGATAAAAAGTTTGCCCCAAGGCGAAATTCCCCTTGTCTTTTGTCGAGTTAGGTGTATTAACCTATAAGGTTAATAATGGAGGCCACTGAATATCCGCTAACTATTGAGCAGGGTTCGACGTTCCAGACGCAATTTCGCTGGAAGGTGGATGGGGCTATTATGAATTTGACTGGAGCTACTGCCAAGATGCAGTTGCGTAGAAGTTACTCAACTCCAGTTGTTTTTGAGCTTTCAAATACGAACAGCCGCATCCTTCTCGGCGGCAGCACGGGTATCGTTTCTCTAGAGTTGACCCCGCAGGAGACCGCATCCATCCCCGCAGGGAATTTTGTTTACGACCTGGAGGTTTCTTTTGGTTCAGTGGTTCGGAAGCTCATTCGTGGAACGGTGGTAGTTGTCGCGGAGGTGACAGTATGAGCGACATTATTGAAATCATCGGCTCCGGCTTGACAGGGCCACAAGGCCCCAAGGGAGACGCTGCCACAATTACTGTTGGCGTCGTCACCACCGGAACCGCTGGCGGAACCGCTTCCGTGACGCAGTCCGGCACGGCGAGCAACCGGATTTTAAATTTTACCATTCCATCAGGCGTTGCGGGCCCTAGGGGGCCAGAAGGCCCTCGCGGCCCTGATGGACTTCGCGGGTTGCAGGGAGAACGCGGTTTGCAAGGGCTAAAGGGGGATACTGTTGTTGGGCCGAGGGGACCAATCGGCCCCGAAGGCCCCGAAGGCCCCGAAGGCCCTCGCGGGTTACAAGGCGAGCGCGGCTTGCCCGGCCCTAGGGGGTTGCAAGGAGATCGCGGCGAGCGCGGGTTTCAAGGCATTCCTGGTGATTTTGGCCCCCCAGGCCCGCAAGGCATTCCTGGCCCGTTCGGCCCTGAAGGCCCTCGCGGGTTAGCTGGCCCTCGTGGCAGCGTCGGCCCCGCTGGCCCTATGGGGCGGCAGGGGGAAGTAAGCAAAGCATCGGTCATGGCACTGGCGATTGCCCTAGGAGGAGTATGAAACAGCAATTCAAAGGCACTGTTAATCTGGATGTCGCCGCCCGCACGGTCACTCTGGTCGGCATTGAACTGAGCGCCGAGCGCGTTCTGCTCGTCGTCAATGCGACGGTGGGTTTTGTTTACCACAATTTTTCGATAGACGACCCCGCAGAGATTTCCGTGGTTGCTGGAAATACGGTCATCCATTTTACAGATTTCAAGGACTGCGATGTTCACCGCGACACCGACAAGGTTGCAGTTTTCTACGAAGACGGGGTTGACTTAGGGAAGCTCATCAAAGACGAGAGTGATGAGACGCAGACGCTCCTTCAGACTGAGTTTAACGAGACGCAGACACTCCTCACCGCATTTAAGACCGAGGTCAAAGATGAAAGCGATGCGACACAGACGCTCCTCCAAAACGAATTTAACGAGACGCAGACGCTCCTGACCGCATTCAAGACCGAGGTCAAAACCGAAAGCGACGAAACACAGACGCTCCTCAATAACAAACTGCCTGCCTTAGTGGACGGCAAATACCCAGTTTTAAACTTCGACGCCTACAGCCCCGCCAACGGGTATTCAATGTCTGTCGTCAACGGGCAATACGGCCCCACTTTAATCACCTACACACGCGGCGGCGTGAACGCCTTGCGGGTAGCCTTGTCGTATGACGCAAACGGGCAGGTAACTTTTATTACCCCGGTATGAGATTTTTATTTAACCCTGTAACAAATCAACTCAACGCCGCTCCTCCGAGGGATACGATCTACGCGGCGACAGCCCCAGTGAACCCGCCTTTCGGGACGCGGTGGGCCAATACTCAAACCCTGCGCGAGTATCTTTACATCAACGGGCAGTGGGTCGAAGTCGGAGTTGGTCCTGCCGGAAAACAGGGCGACAAAGGAGACGCAGCGACGGTAGCAGTCGGCACGACCACGACAGGCGCGGCAGGGACAAGCGCAGCAGTCGCAAACTCCGGCACGACCTCTGCCGCTGTTTTAAACTTTACAGTTCCTAAAGGAGATACCGGAACAGCAGCCACGGTTGCAGTCGGAACGACTACGACAGGCGCGGCAGGCACGAATGCCGCAGTCTCAAACTCCGGCACAACTTCCGCCGCCGTTTTAAACTTCACCATCCCTCAAGGTGTCAAAGGCGATGCAGCGACGCTCGCAGTCGGAACAACTACGACAGGCGCGGCAGGAACAAACGCGGCAGTCTCAAACTCCGGCACGACCTCTGCCGCCGTTCTGAATTTCACAGTCCCCAAGGGCGATACTGGCACCGCAGCGACCATTGCAGTCGGAACGACTACGACGGGAGCAGCAGGAACAAACGCCGCAGTCTCAAACTCCGGCACGACCTCTGCCGCCGTTCTGAATTTCACCATCCCGCAAGGTATTCAGGGCGTGGCGGGAAAAGACGGCACGAGCGTCGTATTGAAAGGCGCAGTTGCTACTTTTAGCGCACTTCCTGCCGCCAACCGCACTCAAGGCGACCTATGGGTGGTTTCAGATACGGGGGATGGGTATGTCTGGAGCGGCACTGCTTGGACAAATACAGGGCCAATACGAGGCCCGCAAGGCCCGCTAGCCACTATTTCTGTAGGGCAGACTGTAACTGGAGCGGCAGGAACGAGCGCTCTTGTTGAAAACACAGGTACCGCGTCCGCCGCAGTTCTTAAATTCACTGTCCCGCAAGGCGTCAAAGGCGACAAGGGCGACAAGGGCGATACGGGCGGTCAAGGCCCCGCTGGCCCCGCCCCAGCCGGAACAGGCGCGGTCGTGGTAAGCAACGGCCTACTGGCAACTCCTGTTGCCTATGGCTCGACTAACACAGTCAGCAGCCTCGTTCAACGCGACGCCTCGGGCAACTTCTCGGCAGGCACGATCACCGCAAGCCTGACAGGCTCCTCTACTTCATGTACGGGAAATGCTGCAACGGCGACCAAGCTCGAAACGGCACGCAATGTTAATGTCTCCGGCGATCTCACTGGAACCGCGCAAACTTTCGATGGCGGCGCTAACTTAACAATCCCTGTTCAAATTACAGCAGGGGTGATTGTGGACGCGGACATCAATGCCACCGCTGCGATTGCCGACACCAAGCTCGCCACGATTTCGACATCAGGGAAAGTGCTGAACTCTGCCACCACAGCGGCCAGCGCCAATACTGTCAGCGCCATTGTAGCAAGGGATGCCCTAGGGAACTTTTCGGCAGGAACAATCACAGCGGATTTGACTGGAACCGCAACCAGTGCAACTACCGCTGGCAAGCTCACAACCGCCAGAAGCATCAATGGCGTTTCTTTTGACGGCAGTTCGGACATTACAATCGGAACCCCACTTCCTTACGATCTCCTCACCCGTTTGTCGGATGAAAGTCAAGATAATTTAACTAGCAACTGGGACAATGCTACGCAGCAAGGGTTTTATACTGGGCTTAACGCTTCAAATTCCCCTCCCGCGCAGAATAACAATACAAGTTGGATTGGGTTTGTTCAGGGCCATAATAGTAGTTGGCTTAGACAAACACTATACAGCCACTTAGATTTGAATGGCCCTTCAAATTCTAGCAACGCTGTTTATGTCCGCCATAGAAATCATTCAAATGGTTGGACGCCATGGGCAATTATGCGTCTGACGGAAGCACAACAAGACGCTCGTTACAGCCAACTTGGGCATACGCATACAGAAATAACAAACTTATTGCCTAGAGTTCATGAAAACAACGCCGTTTCCTCGGGCTTTACTGGCGTTACTGGCTCTCATACCCATATATTTCCGGTATCGAACGCCAACATTATCAATCTTCGTTTTGCAGTCACTCTAACCGGCTCCGATCAAAGCTCTATTATTTATTTCAGGGTCGGCTCCAGCACGGCAAATTTGACAAGTTACGTTAGCTCCGGCGCTAGGTTTAATGGTAACAGTGTTGCTAATTTCAGCGCTGAGAATGGGTATATCGCTAGCAGCAATTCTGCTACGGACTTTGTAAGTTTTAACGCTACTTTTATTAAATATGGAACTACTAATAGATATTCTATGTATGCTTGGGGGGCATATGCTACATCAGGCTTTTTTGTAGGGTCCTGCATGTTTGAACTAGCCAATTTTGATAGAATTACAGCTTTTCGAGAGGACGGTAGCACTTTTAGTTACAGTGTGCGAGCTTCGTGTATTGTTTTATGAAGTATATTTGGGTCAAACAAAACGGCAACATTCAAAGATATGAACTTCATCAAGAAGTAACTGTTGATGAGGGGGTTAAAAATTTAGTTCCATCTGGGTGCGAGTATTTAGTGCTAAATTCTGAAGATGTCGAAACAAGTTTTATTTCCGTCTATTCATTTGAGGATGGGAAACTTATCGTCGATGTGGAGAAAGCTAAAGAAATAACCTTGGGCAAATTTCGTGACGCGAGGGAGCCTATTTTGAAGAGGTTGGATTTAGAGTATTTGCGGGCTGACGAGCGCGGCGATGTCGAGTTAAAAAAAGAAATCGCGGAGAGAAAACAAAAACTGCGTGACGTGACTTTGACTCCATTGCCAGATGATCTTTTTGAGCTTAGTAAAATACGGCCTGAAATTTTAATAACCAAATGATTGACTTTCCCAACAGCCCTAGCATCGGTCAGACCTTTAATGTGGGCGACCGTGTGTGGCAATGGAACGGGTCTTTCTGGGCGGCGGTTCCCACTACTGGCGCGGCAGGCCCCCCTGGGGCAGTGGGTCCGGTAGGGCCGCAGGGGCCCGTGGGTCCGCAGGGGCCGCAAGGCAATGCAGGCGTGGGTTTACCTGGCCCCGCAGGTCCTCCTGGGGCGGCTGGGGCAGTAGGTCTTCAAGGTCCGGCTGGCCCTGCCCCTTCTGGCACGGGGTTTGTGTATGTGGAGAGTGGTGTGGCTTCATCCACTTTGGACTTTGATGCTGGAACTTTTTGACTTTCCCTAGAATAAGTAGTAATAACCGTATAACAAAATAATAAAACAATATGCCTAATGCAAATCTCAAAGTAGTCCGTCGCCGTTTGAGCGGCGCGGCAGGTGCCCCTTCCGATATGGTAGCGGGACAAATCGCAATAAATTCCGTTGATGAAAAAGTTTACATCCACAACGGCACTTCCGCAATCCCCGTGGCGGGCAAGGGCGAGTTCGTGGACAAAGGCTCCGAGCAATCGGTGACAGGTAAGAAGAACTTCACCACTGCCACCGTCTCCACAGCCCCTTCCGGCACGACCGATGTCGTTCGTAAGACCGACCTAGACACCGAAGTCACCGCGCTCGGCCTTCGCATCGACGCCCTAGGGAGCGCCTTCAACTATGTTGGCACCGTCTCCGGTGGGGCTACCTCCGGCGCTGCGACAAACCTCGCCTCACTCACCCAAAAAGACGCGGGCGATTACTACAAAGTGGCCGCTGCTGGCTTTTTTGTCCTTGCCCCTGCTGCTGCGTTCTACGCCAATGCCAATGACGGGCTCGTTTTCAACCTTTCCTCGGGCATCGACAAGATCGACAACACCGATAGCTCGGTTGCCGGAACGGCCAGTGAAATCTCGGTTTCAGGCTCCGCTGACACTGGCTATACGGTAGCTATCGCCGCCGAGTTTAAGACTTCGGTGGACGGTAAGCTCGCCAAGGCCAGCAACCTTTCCGACCTCGCTAACGCGGCCACTTCCCGCACCAACCTAGGTCTCGGCTCGATTGCCACTCAGGCAGCCGACTCGGTCGCCATCACAGGCGGCACGGTCAACGGCACTGCAATCGGCGGAACGACTGCGGCGGCTGGCGCGTTCACCACGCTCACGGCTTCCTCGACCGCTACCCTGAACACCTTCGCCAGTTCCGGCGCTACCCTCACGGGCGGCACCATCAATGGCATGGCAATCGGCGGCACGACTCCCGCCGCAGGTGCGTTCAGCACAGTTTCGGCCTCCGGCGACGTGACCTTCAATGGCAACATTGTGGGTGATGGTTTGACCGAAATCCAAGACTGCATCATCGACGCCGGAACATTCTGATCCGTAATGGCAAAGGCAAATAGAATCTCGATTCTAAAAAGTGAAGCTGTGGGGGTTATCCCCGCAGCTTCCGCCATGGCGGTCGGCGAGTTGGCGGTTAATTACGCCGACAAAAAAATCTACGGCAAGCATCCTGGCTCCGGCGCAGTTGTGCAGGTCGCGGCAAGCACCTCGCACAAATCCACCCATGCCACAGGTGGAGCGGATGCGCTCACGCCTGCGGATATTGGCGCAGAGCCGACCATCACCACGCTCCCGATTTCCAAAGGCGGCACGGGAGAAACGACTGCCGCAGCGGCGCGAGACGCTCTGGGGGCGAAGTCCCCGCAGATTAACTTCTATGCCGCATCGACGACTTGGACAAAGCCCGCAGGAGCAACGCTCGTTGTAGTTGAATGCGTATCTGGCGGAAGTGGTGGTGGGTTTGGGGGAAAGCAGTCTGCTGGAACGGCAGTTTTTGGAGGAGCGGGCGGAGGTTCTGGCGGGTATGCCCGCGCAACAATCGACGCATCGCAACTTACCGATTCTAGTTACACAATAACGATTGGTAGCGGAGGCAATGGAGGAATTGGAGCCACTTTAACAAGCGCTACTCTCGGAACATTGACTGCTTTTTCTGGCGTCACTCAAGGAACACTCGTTAGAGCATCTGCTGGTGGAACTGTTGCTGGAAATGGAGGCACAGTCCAGCCGACATCAGGTGGTGCTGGTGCGCCATCAGGAAATGGTGGAGGTGCGGCAAACATAACTGGAACCGGAGGTGTTGGTGGTGGAAACAATTTTGCGGCATCAAGTGGCGGTGCTGGCGGCGGTATAACTGCGGCGGCAGTTGTTGGGAGTTCCACAGGTGTATTTAATGGCGGGACTGGCGGGACAAACCACACTGTCGGTTTGATAAGCAATGGAGGCGTTGCAAGCGCAACAGCAAATGGAGGTTCAGCAACATCAACTGCTCCAAGGACATTATCATCACTTTTAATTAACGGATGCGGTGGCGGTGGTGGTGGGGCTTGCTCGTTTGCAACTGGTTCTGGAGGAAATGGGGCAAACGGAACTGGACATGGCTGTGGCGGCGGAGGCGGGGGATCAACCATCGGTTCCGGCGAGCGCAGCAACGGGGGCAACGGTGCGCCGGGAGCAATGCTAATTACAACTTATTTCTAACCAATGGAAATCGACGACTGGGCAATCATCAATCAGGAACACAACTGGATCGAGATGGTCATTAGGTGGGACGGGAATACCGAAACTTGGCCTCTTCCAGAAGGCACATACGCCGTGCGGCGAAGCGAATTAGACTACTCGAAAATCCAACCCAAACCGGAGGAGCCGCAATGAGCGACCTCGGAAAACATTTTGACTTCGGCCTCAAAATCGCCACGACGGTCGCCCTCCTCGCCGTGGCCCTCCTCGGCACCAAGTTTGTTACGAAGGAGGAGTTTACGGCGGCGAACTCTCGCATCGAGAAAATCGAAGCCGTTCTTATCCGTATGGAGCAGAACGCCGTAACGGACGCTAGGCACGATAATATCCTCAACGACCACGAACACCGGATTCGCAATTTGGAGCGCACCAAATGAAACAGCAGTTTAAAGGCTCTCTGACTCTCAATGTGGCCGCTAGGGAGATCGTGTTGCATGGGATCGAATTGACCTCTGACCAAGTGATGCTGGCCTACAACGCGACGGTGGGGCATGTTTACCATAATTTCTACGCGGATGACCCAGCGCAGGTTGTTATTTCTAGCTCGATTATTTCAGCATCCCAGTATGATTCCATCGCGTCTTTTAGTGGGTTGTATAGCATCTTCCAAGACGGAATCGACAAAGGCGGGGTTTTAGATATAACTGGCGGCGTTGCAACTGTAGTATCGTCAGGTTCAGGGTATAGATCGGGGATTGTAAATACAAGCGGCGGAACTCGACTCGTCATAGATGTAAATAAATCCACGACGATTCGCTTCGCACCCTTTAAAGACTGCGATCCTCATAACGACACGGATGAGGTGGCGGTATTTTATGACGATGGGGTGTATTTGGATGAGTTGATAAAGACTGAAAGTGATGAGACGCAGACGCTCCTTCAGACTGAGTTTAACGAGACGCAGACACTCCTGACTGGTTTCAAAAAGGAAGTCAAAGACGAGAGCGACGATACGCAAACGACCCTCCAAGATGAATTTAATGAGACGCAGACGCTCCTAACCGTCTTTAAGAACGAGGTCAAGACTGAGAGCGACGACACTCAGACGTTTTTAACTCAGAGGTTGCTCACTCCAGTCGAAGGTAAGCTCCCCACGGCATCAAGCAGAGCTTTTGGCGTTGAGGTCGGGTATTCTCAAGCGGTGGAAAACAAGCCGTTCTTCGGCCCATCCAAGATTTCTCAAACCCGCAGCGATGGAAGCTCTTTCAGCACACAAATCGAATACGATAACTACGGAAATGTTGTGTCTGTAAGCCCTCTGGAGAAAGCGTTGTGGACTTTTGCCTCCGGCTTGTCTGGCACGATCACTGGCTTCCGTGCCGTCTTTACGGGGGCCGTAAACCTCCTCCTCGGCAATACATCCACGGCCCTCACCAGTAATGCCTCCAGCAACCACAGCCCCTCCTCCAGCACGCCGACTCTATCGCTTTTCTCGCCATCCAGCGTCACCAGCATCACTTGCGGCACAAGCTCACCCAAGCTGGGCGGCACGATAGATGTTTCGTCATTCCCGAATCTCACCAGCATCACTTGTGCGGGTAATGGAATCACAAAATTTCAGGGTTACGGATCGCTTACAAATCTGATTGAGATAAATTTAAGTAACAACGAACTCAATCAAGTTGGCTTTGAGACTCTTTCCAACAAGCCGGGGCTGCGCACTTTGAATTTTGCGGCCACCATAGCCAACCAATACATAAATTGGACAGGAGCATTCCCAGACCTCTCGGCTATTACAACTCTGGTAACAGTCAATATCAACAACTCCTCATTGACGGGCAGCAATCTGAATCTCTCCGCGCTGACGAATCTTACGAGTTTATCTATCCACGCCAACCTACTGTCCGGCGCGTTCCCTATTCTTCCCACTGGCGCAAACTCGAAACTTATTACCATAAATTTAGGCCAAAGGATTACGCGCTTCACGGGGACTCCTCCACTCCTCACGGATCACCCTGCTTGCACTAGCCTTGCGTATTCCAACAACGATGTTACTGGCCCTATACAGGATTTAAGCGTGCGACCGACGCTGACGAATTTCTGGTGTACTGGGTGTTTACACACTGGAAACATTCCGAATCTTTCTTCCAACACCGCCCTCGCCGTATTCCGCGTTTCTGGACAGCGTGGCACGACCAAACTCACAGGATTCGCAGGCGGCACGGTATCCGCGACACTCGGCGATTTTTGGGCAGACAGCAATCAACTCCCCGCAGCCGCAGTGGACGCCATCCTCGCCGCATTTGTCGCCGCAGGGCGCGTCAAGACAGCTACAAACACCTGCACGCTCAACCTCGGCGGGACGGGGAATGCAGCCCCGACAGGTCAAGGGATCACCGACAAAGCCACCCTTGAAAGCCGTGGCTGGACTGTCACTACCAACTAATTTTATGCGAAGCATCACACAACCCAGCGAAGTAGAAACCACAGCAGACGAGTGGTGGTTCGTTTATGACACATCCACGCTCACCCTCGTAATACCGCCACAGCAATGCAGTGGGCGCACCTCCTCCCCGCACACCATGGTCATCTGCGACACGGAGGAAGAGTGCCGCGCTGAAGAAACTCGCATCCGAACTATTGAACGAAAATGACTTGGGACATACCAGCAATGATAAAATCGGGCGTCGATCTCATCGACAAATTCATTCCCGACACCGACGCAAAAAACCGAGCGAAAGAGGCATGGCAACTTCGCGTTCTCGAAATCGCGGCACAGGAAGCCACTCAACAATCCGCAACAAATACAGTAGAAGCCTCTCATTCATCGTTATTTATTTCGGGGTGGCGTCCTTTCGTGGGATGGGTGTGCGGGTTCAGCTTCGCGTGGATTTGCTTTGGGCAACCTTTGTTTTCGTGGATTTATGTGCTGACAACAAAACAACCCGCTCCTGTGGTGGAGCTTCCAACAGAAATGTTGATGACCACATTGTTAGGGATGTTAGGTTTGGGAACTCTCAGAACACTCGAAAAAATTAAATCGGTCGCCGCAAAATGATAAACCCAAATATAATAGCTATATTGATGATCCTCGTTTCGTTCATCCTCCTAGGGCTCGCATTTATTACACGATGACACCCGAACAAATTCAAAAAATCCAACGCATTATCGGGGTAAACCCTGATGGGTTCTGGGGGCCAAAATCAATCCAGCGTTGCAAAGACCACCTCAAGAGCCTCATGCCGACGCCGAACCCTTGGCCGTTCGGAACTCGTGAAGGGTTGCGTGATTTTTACGGTGAACCAGGAGACGAAAGCAATTTGGTTTCAATCGAGTTCCCGTTCCCTATGTTCTATGGAGGGCAGAGAGTTACAAAGACGCGCTGCCATAAAAAAGTCGCCGCTTCGTTGCTCCGTATCCTAACCGCTATAGGGCAACGGCACGCAGGCACCCGCGAAGTCATGGAAGCCGCCGAGGACTACGGCGGGGTTTACAATTTCAGAAACAAGCGCGGCGGAACAAGTTTGTCCGTTCACGCATGGGGCGCTGCGATTGACTTGGACGCTGACGACAACACTTTCAAAGACCCTTGGCCCCTCGTCGCAGACATGCCGTTTGCCGTTATGGAAGAGTTTGCCAAAGAGGGCTGGCAGAGTGCCGGAGCGTTCTGGGGCTATGATGCCATGCACTTCGAGGCTTGTCGCCCTAGAACATAATAACCGTGCTATCTAGCGACCGTAAGAAAAAATCGAGGTCGAAGGTGTTGGAGTTCCTTCGCCGCTACAAGCAAAGGTCCGGCTGCCGCTTGTGCGGCGAAAATAGTTCGCCAGATGCGCTTGACTTTCATCATATAAACCCTAACACAAAGTTACTTCCGTTGTCTTCTATGGTTCGCTCTTCAGGGATTTTGGCTATGCTCGACGAGATTGAAAAATGCGTTGTCCTTTGCTCCAACTGCCATCGAAAGATGCACGCGGAGAGCGCCAGAAAAAAAGCTAAGAAAAAACCATTGCGAAAACTTAATAACCGCGTAACCTAACCATGCCGATGCTTCTCGTTATACCTTACAACCCAAAGCACCTCCCTCTCTACAAACACATTCTGGCCTTGAAAGGGGGCGCTCGACACGATGTTTTGCTCGCTGGCCCGCACACCCAAGTCTATGAAATGGAGGGGGCTCTAAATATCTTAAAAGGAGCTTTCGCGCACGCTGATATTTTTACAGGGGATGACGAATACACCAGCGCGAACAAACTTTTTGCCGATACCGTGCGGTGGCTGGATTCCGTTGGTAACGACGAGCCTTTTTATTGGTTTGCCGACAGCGTGCCAGTAAAGTCTTCTTGGCTTTCGGAAATCGCGCAGGAATACGGCACCAAGCAGATGCCTTACTTGGGCGCGACCCAGACTGTCCCTGGGTGGAACCCTGGCACTCGCAAGTGGGAAGAGGAGCCGCCCCGCCTTCTTGGAGCAAGCGTTTACCCGCCTGACCTGTGGCACCGCAGCCTTTTAATACGTCAGCTTTCCTACCGCGTCGGTGGGGAGCCGTGGCACTCGCTCATGCGATTCGAGATGCGCCCCGAGGCTACTCAAAGTGAGTTTATTCAACACGGCGGCAAGGTTCCTGTGACCCCGAAGATCGCAGTTTACGCAAATGTGGATGTGATTGAGGAACTTGAATGGATGAACAAGCCCGCAAAAAAGGAGAAAGACAATGCCGGAAAGTAGCCAATCCCCACTCGACATTAAAGGCTTAGACCCTGTAACGGGGGCCGCGCCTAAGTGCCGCATTGAGAAGGTGGACGCCGCCCGATCCGTCTATCTCGCGATCAAGAAATCCGATGAGGGCAGCAGCCGCAACCGCGCTTTGATCGACGGCATGTTCAACGGGAACCCCCCATTCAATGCGAACGATCTAATTGAGATGGGGCAGGCAGACCGAACCAACCTTGACTTCGGAGATGCGGCGGCAATCAAGGAGCAGGCTCTTGCAGGCTACTACGACCTCACAAGCTCTGTGGACAAGCTGGCCCGTGTGCAGACCGCCCACGGCACGCCGGAGCAGGCTTCGGAGTGGAGTGAGATTATCAGCGAGGAGTTTCACCACACGCTGCGCGAGTGGCGTGAGTTTGAGTTCAACCACCAGAGGCTTTCAGACTATTTCGTTTCGCACGGAGTAGGCATCACCTTTTTCGAGGACGAGGTGGACTGGCGCTACCGCGTGGCAGGACTTTCGGAGTTCCGAATCCCTAGGGCAACCCGCGCCAATGAATCGGAGATCGAGGTAGCAACCGCTGACCGTGAATACCGCGCTGACGAACTTTACTCCTTTATCCGCGATCCCGAAGTCGCAGCGGAACTGGGGTGGGATGTGAAGACAACCCGCGCCGCCATCCAGCGGGCGTGCTACGCCAACCAAACCACCGTGACCCTCGCCGACTGGGAGAAGCTGGAAGTCGAGCTGAAAAACAACGACCTCCTTTACGGGCAAGCCAAGAGCAAGGTTGTGAAGGTTGTCCACATGTGGGTGCGCGAGTTTTCTGGCAAAGTGTCGCATTTGATTTTCCTTCAAGAGCCTCTTGATGCTCCGCTCGATAAAGGAGAAGGCTTTCTTTTCAAGCGGGAGAACCGCTTCGACTCACCTACGAATTGCTTCGTGACCTTCTGCTACGGAGTCGGGAACGGCACTTACCACGGCATCCGTGGGCTGGGCTTTAAAATCTATCCGCACATCCAAGTTTTGAACCGCTTGCGGTGCGGCATGGTGGACGGGGCGCTCCTTTCCTCTTCACTGATTGTGCAGCCAAGCGACAGTTCCTCTAGGGCGCTTGATGACCTGACGCTCACCTACTACGGCCCCTACGCACTCTTCCCGCCAGGGCTCAAGATTGTTGAAAAAGCAGTCCCAAATTTACAACAAAACATTATCCCCGTCATCTCCGACATGGCGATGCAGATGCAGAACAACACGGGTTCCTACCAGACCCGCGCCACGACCGCTGACGGCCAAGCCCGCACGGCATACGAAGTCCGTTCGCAGTTACAGAAAGAAGCGACCCTCTCTTCAGCGAGCATCAATCTTTTTTACCACCCGTGGAAGCGGCTTCTGACCGAAGTGTATCGCCGCCTTGCCCGCCGCGATTACACCGCCCTAGAGCCAGGCGGGAAAGAGGCTGTGGAGTTCCGCAAACGCTGCGTTAAGCGCGGCGTCCCAATCGAAGCGATTCTCAAGGTCAAACAGGTCGATCCTGTCCGCGCCATCGGCTACGGAAGCCCCTCTATGCGTATGGCAGCGGTCGATGAGACTATGCAAATCCTTGGGAGCCTCGATGAGCAGGGCCGCGTCAACCTTCTGCGTGATCGCATCGCGTGCCGCTTCGGGCAGGAAGTCGTAGATCGTTACTTGCCCCCTCCGCAGACGAGCCTTCGCCCGCCGTTGGATTTCAAGATCGCGGTGCTGGAGAACGCCACGATGTCTTCCGGCAGCCCAATTCCGACAAGCCCAGGCGAAAACCATTTCATCCACGCCTCAACGCACCTCAACGCAC